ATGACATCCAGCGCCACCGCCCTCCAGTCCAAGGCCAACCCCCAGCAGCTGGAAGCCATTCTGGCCACCGAGGGGCCGGTGCTCATCATCGCGGGCCCCGGTTCCGGCAAGACCTTCACGCTGGTCGAGCGCATCGTCTACCTCATCACCCACAAAGGCGTCGCGCCCGAGTCGCTGTTTGTCGTCACATTCACCGACAAGGCCGCGCGTGAGCTGACCACGCGCATCTCCAACCGTCTCAGCGAGCTCGGCATCAAGTTCAACTTGAACGAGATGTACCTGGGTACCTTCCACTCCATCTGCCTGCGGCTGCTGGAGGACTTCCGCGAGTTCACCCGGCTCAAGCGCAGCTTCACGCTGTTCGACCAGTTCGACCAGCAGTACTTCCTCTACCAGCACATCAAGGATTTCCGTGAACTGCCCGACGCCCAGCTTGTCATGGGCGACGACCAGACGGGGCGCTGGGCGCAGTCGGAGAACCTGCTCAAGTGGCTCAACAAGGTCAGCGAGGAGGCGCTCGATGCCTCCACGCTAGCGGCTGCCCCCGAGCCCGAAATCCGTGCCCTGGCTACCTGCTTTGTGAAGTACCAAGAGCTGCTTCATGAGCACAACGCGCTGGATTTCTCCGGCATCCAGTACGAGGCGCTGCAACTGCTGGAAAAGCGCCCCGAGGTGCTGGCGCAGCTGCGCGACAAGCTCACCTACCTGATGGTGGACGAGTATCAGGACACCAACACCATCCAGGAGCGCATCCTCCTCCTGCTCGCCGGCGAGCGCTGCAATCTCTGCGTGGTGGGTGACGACGACCAGGGCTTGTATCGCTTTCGCGGGGCCACCATCCGCAACATCCTGGAGTTCCCTGCGCTGTTCGACGACGGCCAGTGCAAGCAGGTCAAGTTGACCGTCAACTATCGCTCGCACCCGGACATCATCCGCTTTTACAACGAGTGGATGCGCGAACAAACCTGGGACGACGGCACGCGCGTCTTCCGTTTCGCCAAGCAGATCGTCCCACGCGCCGACGTCTTCCCCGACGTGCCGACGGTGGTGCGGTTGGCGGCCAGTGACGACAAGGACGACACCACCAACTGGCACGCGGAGGTGCTGGCCTTCCTCAATGGGTTGAAGGCATCCGGTCAGCTCGCGGACTGGAACCAGGTAGCCTTCCTCTTCCGCTCCGTCAAGAATGACAAGGTAGTGGCGCTGGCGCGCTTCCTCGAAGCGCAGGGCGTGCCCGTGTTCTCGCCCCGCTCGAACATGTTTTTCGAGCGGGAGGAGATCCGCCTGATGATCGGCGCGCTGATTTTCCTGTTCCCGCAGTTTCCCAAGGTGCGGGCGTGGGCTGAAGGCGTGCATCTGGACATCTGGGACTACTACGACCACCAGTGCTTCAAGCCCTTCACCGACGAGCTGCGCAAGCCGGAAAACAAGCCCCTGCTGGATTGGGCCCGCCCGCTGGCCAAGCGCCACGCCGTGCTTGCGCAGAACACCGACTACGCCTTCTCCGGCCTGTTCTACCAGCTGTTGCAATTCCCGCTGTTCTCGCGCTTCCTCACCGAAGAGGCCGTGCAAGGCGTGGACAAGGGTCGTGCGGCGCGCAATCTTGGCACCTTCTCCAGGCTGCTCACCAAGTTCGAGTACCTGCACTACGTCAGCGTGCTCAACCCGGACTTTCTAGAAAAGAACCTCCGTGACCTGTTCAACCAGTTCCTGCGCTTCCTGCAGGAGGGCGGTATCGGCGAGTACGAGGATGAGGCCGAGTACGCGCCCAAGGGCTGCGTCTCGTTCCTGACCATCCACCAGTCCAAGGGGCTGGAGTTCCCGGTGGTGGTGTGCGGCTCGCTGGAGGCGGTGCCGCGCAAGCAGCACACCGCGCTCGACGAGCTGCTGGAAGATGGCGGGTACTTGTCGAAACCCCGCTTCGAGCCGCTGGAGCACATCAAGCACTTCGATTTCCGGCGGCTCTTCTATACAGCCTTCTCCCGCGCCCAGAACCTGCTGGTGCTGGCCGCGCAGGAACGCAATGGCCGAGGCCTGGGCAAGTCGCCATCGAAGTATTTCGAGCGCTTGTTCTACGAGCTGCCCAGCTGGCGCGACATCGATCTGTCGGCGCTGACCTTCGAGGCCGTCAAGCAGATCAACCTCAAGCGCGAGTACTCGTTCACCTCGCACATCACGGTGTTCGAGAACTGCGCCGAGCAGTACCGTTTTTTCAAGGAGCTGGAGTTCGCGCCCATCCGCGAGAGCCCGATGCTCTTCGGTACTCTGGTGCACCAGACCATCGAGGACATCCACAAGACCGTCCTGCGCGGCGAAGAGCACACCATCACCCTGGACGCCATCCGGGGCTGGTTCTCGGCCAACTACGCGATGCTTTCCAAGAAAGAGCGCGTCTACCTCGCGCCCTCCTCACAGCAGGCGGCGCTGCTGCACGTGCTGCGCTACTACGAGCGCGAGAACGGCAACTGGGACCGCATCAAGGAGGCCGAGGTCGAGATCTCGCTGGTCAAGGATCAGTACATCCTCAAGGGCAGCGTCGACCTGATCCGGGGCGAGAACGACACGGTCGAGATCATCGACTTCAAGTCGGAGAAGAAGCCCGACATGGAGAAGGACCGGGAGCGGCTGCGCCAGTACCAGCACCAGCTGGAGGTGTACGCCCACCTGGTGGAAGAGCGCACCGGCCAGAAGGTCAGCCGCATGCACCTCTACTACACCGGCGAAGACGGCGGCAACCCTTACGTCTCCTTCACCAAGGACGACCGCGCCATCGGCAAAACCATCGCCCGCTTCGACGACATCGTGGCGCGCATCGAGCGGCAGGACTATCAGATGGCCGCACGCCCGGCCAAGCTGTGCCAGAGCTGCGACATGCGCGCCTACTGCGACAACAAGAACTGGAAGTTTTCCAAAGCACGATGAGACTCAAACCGCACATCCTGACCGTCGCCAGCACCGCGACCCTTCGGCAGATCGCCGAGGACTTCGAGCTCTCGGTCTCCGACAAGCGCAGGCGCCAGGCCCTGGTCGACGCGATCTCGTCGGCGCGGCGCTGCCGGCCGGAGGACCTGCTTGGCTACCTCGGCGAGCCGGAGGTCAAGCAGGTCTGCGAAGCCGCAGGCGTAGAGCCGAGGGGGCGGAGGAAAGCCTTGATCGCTCGACTGCTGGAAGCCGCGTCGCCGACGCCAACGCCGACGCCAACGCCAACCCGCCAGTCAATTGCCAGCCCCAAGACATTCAACCATTCGCCAAAGAGAACAACCATGAGCGACCAACAACCTTCGCAGGCACCCCTGCCACTAGCCGCTGCTGATGTCGGCAAGACCAACGTCGAAAAATACGAGTTCTCGCCGATCAAGGGCTACCCGATGCTCAACTGGCGCGGCAAGCGCCCGTTCACCTCGACGCAGTATTTCCCGGCGCAGCTGAAGGAAGTCCACGGCGAAGAGGTGGATGGCTGGCGCAACAAGATCTTTTGGGGTGACAACCTGCAGGTGATGAGTCACTTGCTGAAGGAGTTCAGGGGGAAGGTCGATCTGATCTACATCGACCCGCCTTTTGACTCCAAGGCCGACTACAAGAAGAAGATCAAACTGCAAGGCAAGCAAGCAGAGTCGGAGCAGACGGTCTTTGAAGAAAAGCAGTACACCGACATCTGGACGAACGATGAGTATCTCCAATTCATGTACGAACGACTTGTCCTCGCCCGTGAGCTACTTTCGGAAAGAGGCAGCATCTACGTTCACTGCGACTGGCACAAGAATCACTTCATACGAATGATTCTTGATGAAGTTTTTGGACCAGCGAACTTCAGGAACGAGATCATCTGGAGCTATTTCGGATTCAAACGTTCTACATCTCGCAAGTTTCCGCAGAAGCACGACACCATTTTGTCGTACGTGAGATCAGAGGATTACTACTGGAAGGTTCAATACCGCCCTCATGGTGAGGACTACATCAAGCGTTTCAAAAAGGATGCGAATGGCCGTCTTTACCGCGATGACGTAAACCCTACAGGCGGCGGGACGCGGGTGATCTATCTGGATGAAATAGAAGGCGACATCATCGACTCTGTGTGGGACGACATTCCGCCGGTAAACCCGGTGGCAAAAGAGCGCCAAGACTATCCCACGCAGAAGCCCGAGGCCCTTGTGGAGCGAATCATCAATGCCTCAACTGAAAAGGGCGCGCTCGTTTTTGACTGCTTCATGGGCGCAGGCACAACACAGGCAGCAGCAATGAAACTCGGCCGCCGTTTCATCGGCGCGGATATCAACCTCGGCGCGATCCAGACGACTACCAAGCGGCTGATCAAGGCGGCCGAGGAACTGCGTCAGAAGCCGCTCGACCCCGACTCCAAGCACTACACCGGCTTCGAGGTCTACAACGTCAACCACTACGATATCTTCCGCAACCCGGTGCAGGCCAAGGAGCTGCTGCTGGAGGCGCTGGAGGTGCAGAAGCTGGAATTCAACACCGTGTTCGACGGCGAGAAGGACGGCCGCATGATCAAGATCATGCCGGTCAACCGCATCGCCACGCGCGCCGACCTGAACGAGCTGATCGCGGGCTTCGACTACAAGGCCTGGGAGCGCAAGCAGAACGAGAGCCCGAACCGCCCCGTCGAGAGGATCACCCTCGTCTGCATGGGCCATGAGCCGGACTTGGCCGCGCAGCTGGAGCTGGCCGCCAAGCCCTTCAAGATCGACGTGGAGGTGGTGGACATCCTGCGCGACAAGGCCAATCTGGAGTTCAAGCGCGACTCCGAGGCCAAGGTCGTGGTGAAGAACGGCGAGCTGGTCATCGAGCGCTTCTACCCGATGAACCTGCTGCAAAAGCTCTCCTTGCAGAAGGAGTCGGTCGAGGACTGGAAGGAGCTTGTCGAGTCGGTGCTGATTGACTGGAACTACGACGGCGCGGTGCTGCAACCGGCGGTGGTGGACATCCCTGGCAAGAACGAGATGGTCAAGGGCAGGTACAAGGTGCCGGAGGATGCAGGCACCATCCGCGTGAAGATCACCGACCTGCTGTCGGAGTCTTGGGAAGGGAGCGTGGCCCATGGCGACTAAGCCCACCACCAAGCGCGCAACCGCCGCTGTCAAGGCCAGCTCGTCCGGCGCGTCGCTGGACTTCGCCTTCTTCCGCTTCCTGTGGCAGTTCCACCAGGACAACCGGGGAGCGATCCGCTCGCACTACAAAGAGCTGACCCGCAAGTTCCTCGACTTCAACAACCCGGAAAAGAACCCCAAGGCCTTCCTGCGCCAGCCGCAGTTCGAGGCACTGGAAACCTACGTCTTCCTCAAGGAGTTCCTCGGCAACGCCAAGGTCGAGGAGATCTTCAAGGCGTGGTACGAGCGCAGCGGCAAGTTCGAGGGCCGCAAGTTCGGCTCCTTCCTCGGCACCGCCGGTCAGGAGATGTTCCAGTTCGGCGAAACGGACGAGCTGGAACTGGATTCGTACAAGCGGCTGTTCGAGAAGATGCGCAAAAACTCGCGCGCCTACCCGAACTACATCTTCGCGCTGACGATGGGGACGGGCAAAACCATCCTCATGGCCACCTGCATCTTCTACGAGTTCCTGCTGGGCAACAAGTTCGAGAAAGATCCGCGCTACTGCCACAACGCGCTGGTGTTCGCCCCGGACAAGACCGTGCTGCAGTCGCTGAAGGAGATCGAGTCGTTCGACCTGACCCGCGTGGTGCCGCCGGAGTACGTCAACTTCCTCACCACCCACCTGCGCTTCCACTACCTCGAGGAGGCGGGCACCTCACTCGACACGCTGGATCGCTCGCGCTTCAACATCATCGTCTCGAACACGCAGAAGATCATCCTCAAGCGCCAGCACAAGGAAAAGACCTCCGTCGACAAGCTGTTCGGCGCGACCGGCGAAACCCTGGCCGCCACCGGTGTCTATGCCGAAGCCGCCGACCTCTACAACTTCGACCAGCCGGAAGAGGAAGGCGAGCTGACCACCAACCAGCGCTTTGAGAAACTGCGTCGCTTGGAGCAGCTGGGTATCTACGTGGACGAGGCGCACCACGCCTTCGGCAAGGCGCTGGCCAAGGACATGGGCCTGGGCACCAAGGAAACCGACACCAGCCTGCGCACCACCATCGACATCCTCGCCGCCAGCCTGAACGCGGCGGGCACGCGGGTGGTGGCCTGCTACAACTACACCGGCACGCCCTACGTGGGGCGCGAGGTGTTGCCCGAGGTGGTCTACGCCTACGGCCTCAAGGAGGCCATCGACAAGGGTTTCCTCAAGAAGGTGACCCTGCACGGCTACGCCAACACCCGCACCGACGAGTTTGTCGACATCGCCATCGAAACCTTCCTGAAGGAAACGGGTGACTTGCGACCGGAAGGGCTGCTTCCCAAGCTGGCCTTCTTTGCAGCCACCATCGACGAGCTGACCGGCGAACTGCGCCCAGCGGTGGAGCGTGCGCTGCTCAAGCACGGCATTCCGACCTCGCGCATCCTGGTCAACGTGGGCGACGACAAGCTCACCACCAACGACGACATCCGCGAGTTCAACCGCCTGGACACCGAAGGATCGGAAAAGCAGTTCATCCTGCTGGTCAACAAAGGCCGCGAGGGCTGGAACTGCCGCTCGCTGTTCGGCGTTGGCTTGTTCCGCGAGCCCAAGTCCAAGGTGTTTGTGCTGCAGGCCACGATGCGCTGCCTGCGCGCCATCGGCCAGGCCCAGCACACCGGCCACGTCTTCCTCTCGGACGACAACCTCAACACGCTGAACGACGAGCTGCAGCAGAACTTCCGCATCAGCGCCGACGAGCTGCAAAAGACCGGCAAGGACAAAGAGCGCGTCGAGGTGCGCGTGGTCGAGCCGCCGGTCAAGATCAAGCTGGTTCGCGTGCGTAAGCAGTACCAGATGCGCGAGAAGCAGTTGGTGACCGGGCAAGCGTTGATGCCCGAACGCGCTGACCCGCAGAAGTGGGGGGAGTTGGTCGAGAAGTACCGCCTCATCGAAACCCAGCAGGACGGCCTGACCGCCGCCGACGCGGCGCGCGCTTCTGCAAGTCGCACCTTCGATCTGACGGCGCGCCGGGAAAAGCGGGTGTTCTCGCGGCTATCGCTGGTGGCCGAGGTGTCACGCTATCTCAATCGCAGCCCTTTGGAAATCGAGGATCTACTCGACGCGACCAAGGAAGGTACCGACGAACTGGTGGCCATCACCAATGAGTTCAACGAGCTGCTCTACGACGAGATCATCCCGCGCCTGTTCCGCCAGCTCTACGACCTGGACGAGTCGCAGCAAACCGAGGAGCACGAGGTCGAGTTGATCAAGATGCCTCCGAACGGCTACTACGAGGTATCGGCGGCGAAGGACAAGATCGTCCGGATGAATGACCCGCAAATCAAGGACGAGGAGCGCGCCAAGAGCTTCCACCTCGATACCTACTGTTTCGACTCGAAGTCTGAGAACTGGTTGTTCTGGGATCTGCTGCGCGAGCAGCGGGTGAAGAAGATCTACTTCACCGGGATGCTGACCCACGGCCAGTCCGACTTCTTCATCCAGTACATCGACCCCGATTCGCGCACCGTGCGCAGCTACTACCCCGACTTCATCTTCCAGCGCGAAGAGCCGGATGGCAGCCTGAAGTACGTGATCGTCGAGGTGAAGGCCGATAACCAGATCGAGGACGCCGTGGTGCAGGCCAAGAAGGAGTTCGCTCAGCAGATCGCGGTGGCCAGTGGGATGGAATACCGCATCCTTAAGTCGTCGGATGCGGATAAACGACTATTCCGGGCCTTGTTGTAACGCAGTCCTTCGGCAGTTGATTTCGTATTCTTGGGCGAAGGGGAGCTTTATGGCCAGAAAAAGAATCTCAAAAAGCACACTCTCAATGTTCTTGCGAACAAAGTGCGACCGCGAGCTATATCTGTCACTACACGAGGACTCGGAGCTCGAGGCCAATGGCATGCCTGTTCCGCTGCAGGCGCGGCCTGGAATTGGAGTTCTGCAAACCGCAGGTCGTGATTTTGAGGATGAGCGGAATGATCAATTGATCCAGGCCTTCGGCAGCCTGGTCATCTATCAGCCCGACAAAGGTGGAGCAAACAAGCCGGTCAAGGCGCCGCTTGCTTCCTTGCTCGGCAAAGTCACGACTTTGCCATCGATCATTTTGCAAGGGAAGTTTGAACCTTCAGCTTTTCAGAATGCAGTCATGGCGAATATTGGGCTGCAACCAGGGCAAGTCACCCAGGTACCACCGATCGCAGGACTCATTCCTGACATTATTGTTGTGCGTCGGGCCACGATCGATGACGAAGAAATTGGTCCCGATGGATGCCGGCGACCAATTGATCCAACAACGGAAACCCGTAGTGCCCTGAGTATTATTGACGTCAAGCACACCAGTGAAGCCAACCCCAGCTACTCTGCTGAGGTTGCGCTTTACGCGGTTTTTCTCGCCAATTGGATTGTCGATCAAGGGTTGCAGGACAACTACTTTGTAACCACACGTAGCTACTTGTGGACCCGATTCAAGCAAGGCCAATCTGCGCTCGATGCTCTGATGTCTGGCTCCGCCCCGGCAACGCCAAACCAGTATCTCGGCGCGCTGATTGCCGACAGCGAAGATGCCAATCTTCGTTTCTACCTCCCTACCGTACTCCACTTCTTTCGGGAAGACTTGCTCCGGGTCATCGCTATTGGTGATGCTTCAGCCAATGGCTGGGAGAATCTCGAATGGCACGTCGACGGTCGCTGTAGCGCCTGCGACTGGCTGGGGCATGAGAAGTGGGCGAATTCGAAGGACAAGACGCGAATTGCAGCAAAACCAACACATTACTGTTATCCGGCAGCGAAGCTGACTGGACACCTGAGTCGAATTGCGGGCATGACTCGAGGCGCAAGAAAGACGCTTCAGATCAATGCCATTCAAGACACAGCGGGCGCCGCGGCAGCCTCTTCGGCACATCCTGCTTTCCAGCAACATAGCCATCTTAAGAAGGAACGAAGTCGTATCCCTGTCCGCGCCCAAGCTCTGATCTCGTCGACGACCAGTGTGGACAGTTCAGCCGTACTGGCAAGCCTGGCTCCATGGCCGCAATTGCACGTGGCGATAACAGTTAACTTCGACCCCAGTGCCGGCCTGCTTACGGGCCTATCAATATTCGGCAGGGCAACGGCTTACGTAAGCGGGCAAACTCCGCGACAGTTCGCGACCAAATGCTTTGTCGTCGATCAGAAGAGTCTTGCCGATGAGTGGGTCGCTCTTGAAGGACTTCTATCGACCCTGTCCGACATGGTGGATCAGGCTGAGGCGTTCGTTCGTGCAGCGGGCAAAACACCTCTCACCGCACAGATCGCATTTTGGGAAAAGCGCCAGTTCGAGGAGCTGTGTGCGGCGATGGGACGCCACCTGCCCAAGGTGTTGAGTCTTACCAACCGGAAGACAAAGGCGCTCGCTTGGCTATTCCCTGCTGATGAACTTATCGAGAAGCCCGTTGGAGCAGTTAGCCCATGCATTGTCTTCATCGATGAAATTGTCCGGCGCGTAGTTTTTGCGCCGACCCCCCATGTGATCACGCTGTTTGACACTGCTGAATCCTACTATTCCGGGCCGGGACCAGTACGGATGGGGGACGCGTTCTATCGTGAATTCCTGACTAACGGTATCCCGAGGGAACGTATTTACGAGATCTGGAGCAACGTCACGACAATCAAGCGTGGTTCGGTTACTGTTCCACGAAATACTGTTATTCAGGAATATGGCAACGCGCTGGAGAAACAATGCCGAGCGCTGAATAGTGTCGTCGAGCGGTTACGCACCGATTTCCGAGGCCAACTTAAGGCCAACGCGCCAAAGCTCGATTTAGCCATTCCTTCGGCATGGAGGTTTGCTGCCCATATGGCTTTTGACAGCAAGCTATGGGTTTGGTGGGAGGAGCTGCAGTATCAGACCAGGAAGCTTGAAGCTCACCAGCGCTTGGCGCTCGATGCCGAAGCGTTGGAGGCCAGTTATGAGGGCGTTCGACTCACCAACGGACAACAAACGGGGGTGCCGAACGAGTACGTTTTTGATGTCTTGCCAGGCTCAACCGAAGCCAAACTCGATGACAACGAAGGCTACCTTGCTCTCGGCAAAGACGGGCATCCCGGACTTCCTTTGCAGCGCGGCAGGGACCTGATCCCCGCCACCGCATCACCATACCCTGGTCAGGCTGATACTCTGGTCACCCCATTGTGGTCCGCACTTTCCGTCACACTTGTGTCGTTTGATAGAGGGACGCGAAAGGCTGTCTTGAAACTAACCAACCGGCGTGATACGGCGTTTGTCCCGTATTTGCTTGCCAACTCGACTGTTGACCTGCTGAACGATGTCTTTATTACCAAAGGCCAGAGTTCGTTCAAGTGGTACGAGACAGTCCGGGAAATTCTGACGGCTGTCGGCAATCCCCCGATTGCAACAGCCGATAGCAATGCAGCCACCGCAATGGGCGCAACGCCGCCGAGGGTTGGCTCAGACCCCATCACACCGCTATCCCGTATTCTTTGGGAGGCTGACGCTGTACATGCAACATCGGTCGTGGCCGCAACGCAAGCAGCATCGGTCGCTGCATATGCCCAGGCCAAGCATAACTTGAACGTCAGCCAGACGGATGCCGTCGCGCATGCGGCAGAAAAAGGGTTGACGATCATTTGGGGGCCACCAGGGACGGGGAAAACGCAAACCCTTGCCGGATGCATTCATGGCCTCGTCCATGAGGCCGTACATAGAAGTCAACCGCTGAAAGTATTGATCTCGGGGCCAACCTACAAAGCCGTGGAAGAAATAGTCGGTCGCGTTATTGAGTGGTTGGACACCGACACGACCTGTCCGGCGGAAATCTTCGTCGGGTACTCTTCATCGCAGACCCCGAAAACATTTGCCGCGGCAAACTTCCACCTGCGCGTCGAATCATTCAATTTGCATCAGGGTGACCAACAGACTCAAGACTGTCTCATCAGCTTGGCGAGAACAGACGCCGTAACGATTGTCGCCACGACGACGATGCAGGCATACAAGCTCGCCGAGTGGACCTTTGGCCGCCACGTCGCGCCGATTTTTGACGTCGTGATTGTCGATGAAAGCTCTCAGGTTCAGGTCACGCATGCGATCTCGCCGCTGGCCACCTTGAAAGAGGACGCGAGACTGATCGTTGCTGGCGACCATCTTCAAATGCCGCCAATAATGGCGCTTGAACCACCCAAGGGCGCCGAATACTTGGTGGGCAGCATCCAGAAATACCTGCTCGAACGTCCTTTTGGCGGACGAATCGTTCCATGTCCGCTCGAAGAGAACTACCGTTCAGCGGAGGACATCGTTGCCTATGCTCGGACTATTGGCTACCGAGCGACGTTGAAGGCGTCAAACCCCGCGACAGCACTTCATGTCTTGGCGCCGGTGCCGACTCCCGCATCCGGCTTTCCAGGGGGCTTGCCTTGGTCGCCTCTGTGGCCGCATATCCTGGACCCCGAGAAGAAGGTGCTGACGTTGCTCCATGACGATGACCTGTCGTCCCAAAGCAATTTCTTTGAGGCGAAGGTTGTCGCTGCGTTGACCTGGTGCCTCCGGCAGACAGTGAGTGCGGAATTGGGCGGTCGAGGCGTCGTAACGCATGTCGCTCCAACTCCTGATCAGTTCTGGAGGCATTGCATTGGAATTGTAACTCCACATCGTGCGCAGCGCGCGCTGGTGATTCGCGAGCTAAGAGCGATTTTCCCTGCCGACCCACCTGATCTGATCGACTCTGCGGTCGATACTGTTGAAAAGTTCCAGGGTGGTCAGCGACACACCGTAATCGTGACTTTCGGGGTTGGCGATGCCGACGTGATCATGGGGGAGGAAGCATTCCTCATGCAGCTTGAGCGCACCAATGTCGCGATCTCACGAGCAATGGCTAAATGCCTGGTGATTATGCCGATGACTCTCGCCGGGCATGTTCCCCACGACAAAAAGGCGCTAGAGACAGCGCACGCTATCAAAGACTATGTTGATGAATTCTGCAATCAGGAGATTGCGGACCAAATCAGCTACGGGCCAACGTCAAGGCAAGCGAAGCTGCGCTACCACCAATAGCGACTGTCGAGCTAGACGCGTTCGACGTGAAAATCAAACTCCACAGCGGCAGCAGAATCGGCCTTCATCTGATCTGCTTGCCGCTTGCCGGCATCCGCAGAATCGGCAGCCCGGACTGAGACTAAGCGCCAAGTGGTTCCGGATTCTTCCAGTGAGTTCCTGAAGATCTCCTTAGCATCTACCGCGGCTGAAGGAATGATCCCGAAACGAACGTACATATGCAGGGACTCGGTGCTAGACGCAAGCCTGTCAACGTTCCGCCAGACGGTTCCTAGCGATCGGGCAAATGCATCTTTGCCGCCATGGTCGAGTTGTGGGCCGGCCGAATAGTCAACGTGATCGGGGCCTCCAAGAAACCAGTTCCTCAGCCACTGGTCTTGGACGTAGGTACGCATTCCATAGTACGGAGGAGATGTAATAACGATCGACGGTGCCGCACCAATAGCTTGGAAGGTATCGTCTGATTGAGCATCTCCATGTACAACTTGAGAGAAAGAGTTTGGCGACTTGGTCGCTAATCCTGTGAGGCGCTCAATCTTTCGCCGTAAAACTCGGAGAACGTCAATTCGAGGCGCTTTTAAGCCTCGGATTTTCCAATACCGAACTGCATAATCGGGCTTGGATGCATAGGTTCGAGGCATTTGATTAGAGAAGTAGCCGGCCTTCTCTGTATTCTTGGGGAGAGGGCCGTGTAGGCATCCTAACATGGCCGCACGCAGAATTACTGATGCATCGCTCTCCGTGTCGAGTTGCAAAAGAGCTTCGCGCAGAGCACAAATGTCTCTAAGCGTGTGAGGATGATACGCGGCGCGGAAAAAATCGGATTCTGGTATCTGCTGCGGAGCCGTTTCAGCAATTAACCTGGCAGCCATTTCGAGCGGCTCGTTGGCGTCGCAACTGGCGAGCTTCGCCTTCGCGATTGCAACGGCAACGGGGGATGAATCAATACCCCAAGCACTCAATTCGAAGCTCCGTGCAGCGAATAATGTCGTGCCTCGACCGCAGAATGGGTCGAGAACGACAGGCCGCTCTTTTCGATGTTTTTTGAGCACCTTTATTGGGTACTCCAACGGAAACATCGTAAAGTAAGGGCAAATCGCGTTCAGTGCATTTTCTTTGCTGTAAGCAAGGGCCACGTTCTTGGTACTTGTGCTTGGCGTCGTTTTTGGATATAAGTGAAAGTTTACACGGCTATGACCGTGTAGGGAACGTTTCGGAGGCATGGATTCAGGTCCTCCCCTCCAACAACAAGCGTTCCGCATTCCTACGAGCGACAAGCCCTGGCAAAACTCGGCCGCCGCCATAGACCCACCGGCGCAGCTCGTCACCAGTCGCAGCCCAATCCCGCTGATTGACCCGCCGCCGCAGCGTCGAGGTCTGCAGCCGCCCCGCGCCAAGGTTGAAGGTGAAGTCCACGATGGCCGCGAGCCGGTTCTCGGGCTCCGTAGCCAGCACCGGGCAGTAGCGCAGCGTGGCGGCGAGCGCCACCTTCAGATCCTGGGTGAGGTAGGCCTCGGCCTCGCCTTTCGTGATCGACGGGTGCTTCGGATCGCACAGATGCCCGTAGCCGATGGTCCAGTAGCCGGCCGGGCAGAGGTACGGGTGCGCGCGGCCGGGGTCGTGCTTGGGAACACGATGGAAGCCCTCGAAGCGCTTGGCCAGGTCGACCGCGGCCGTTGGTACTTCGATCACGGGCGCACCCGGTCAAACACGCGGCCCAAGAACCAGAAGTTCAGCACGCCGGCCCAGAGGGCCTGGTCGGCGTCGGTCCAGGCGGCCTGGATGGCCGGAATCCATTCCACACCCGCATCGACCGCGCCGGCGAAGGCGGCGGTCTTGGCCGCGCAGTACAGCGCCATGAACCAGTAGGTGATCACCGGACGGACGCTGCTGGACAGCGCATCGGCCCAGCGGACGCCGGACCGTTGGCCCTGGGCGGCGACGGCTTCCCGCAGCGCCTCGACTGCACCGCTGTTCCAGGCAGCCTCGCCGGCGGCGCCGATCTCGGCCATGCGCTGGGCGCCGCGCAGCTTCTCGAACTCCAAGGCCTTGTCCTGCATGGCGAGCTCATGGCCGCGCTCGCCCTTGCGGTCCAGCCACTTGAGGATCTCGGGCGCGAGGCGGAAGGCCCCGCCGAGGAGGCCGCCGAGCAGGGTCTCGATCATTGGCCACCTCCGAACACCTTGAGCTTGATGACGGCGCCCGCGACTAGCGCCAGGAGGAAGCCGGTGGTGACGAGCCGGATCACGGTCTGCCAGGCGGTGTGCTTGGCGGCGTTGAAGGCTTCGAGCAGGCCGCGCAGCTCGCGGATATCGTGGGCGGCGTCCTCGCCGTCAAGGCCGACGTCGGCAAGGGCGCGCCTCGCGCCGCGTTCGGCTGCGCGTGCGAGCAGCTCCTCGAACTCGTCGCGCGGCATGACGACCATGCCGTCTTGCAGAGTGGGTGGGCTCATTGCTGGTCTCCAGAAACGAAGAACCCGCCGGGCGGCGGGTTCGGTGGATGCAGTAAAGAGAATGCGATCAGACGGCGATGCCGGGGCTCCAGCCGGTCGCTTTGTAGACGGAGAGCACGCCCTCGTCCTCGACGAAGCAGGTCCAGCCGATCTTGGGGGCGTGGTACTCCCACGCACCGGCGATGCGCACCGCGATCTGGTCGGTGCGACCCGCCCAGGCGCCGGTGGCGGTTGCCGGGACGATGTAGCGATCGCCGTCCACGGGTGTCGCGGGTGGGGTGGCGAGATCGCGGTCCTTGACCGACAGGCCCACCACGGCGCCGAGCCGCTTCAGGTTGGCGTCCATGCCGCCGTTCCAGTTGTGTTCGCCCTGGGCCCAGCCGTAGGCGAGGCCGAGGTTCGGGTCATTCAAGGCCATCAGACACCTCCGTAGTAGTCGCCGTAACGCAGGCCGTAGCCGGTACGGTCGAATTCGATGACGTGTTTCTGCCAGGACACGTGGCCGTCGCGGCTCGCCTCGATCTCCACCTTGACGTGCGCGTTGACGCGCCCGAGGCCGGAGTCGGCGAGCTCCTGCGCCAGCGGCCAGGTGGTACCGTTGCCGGTGATGCCGCTCACCGTGCGGCGCAGCGAGCCGTTCTCGTTGTAGAAGCGCACGGTTGTGGTCTGGCCCGCCTCCGGCGTGATCGCCCCCTCGGTCTGCAGGACGAGGTAGGCGGTCTGGGACTGGCGGTTGCGCGTGGCCCAGCTTACGTTGATCTCGCCGGCCACCACGGTCGGATAGCGCTTGCCGTTGATCTGGGCGTTGCCGGGGCAGTACGGACGGATGAAGCGCTTGTCGAGTGGCAGGCTCATCTCTGTGGCCGCCGCCTCGGGCAGCGTGCCGCGTGCCGTGCGGGTGAGGAGCTTCACGCGCACCGTCTCGCCGGCGACGTACTCGGGCGTGAGGTAGTGGCGGAAGCCGTCGACGAACCAGATGCGGCTGCCTGCGGGGTGGCTCGCCGGCACCGTATCGAGCATCCCGCGCTCCAAGGTGACGGTCTGGGTCGCGAGGTTGAGCGACACCACCTTGAGCCATTCGCCGTCGATCACCGTGAGTCCTCCGGCAGTCACCTCCTCGAGGTCGATGCCGGAGGTCAGCCCCACGCTCACCTGCGCGGCCGACTGCGGCAGCATTGCGGTGAGGAGCGCCGTGGGCGTGAAGATGCCGAAGCCCTTGTCGGCGAAACTGCCGCTGACGCGGGCCAGCGCCTTGAAGCCGAAGGCGTCCGACGAGGGGCGCGAACCGCAGGCTGCCACCAGGCCGTCGAGATCGTCGATGTCGCCGAGCAGGCTCTGGGACTCGCCGGTGAAGTCCTTGACCACCGACCAGTACGGCACCTCGAACAGGGTCTGGTGGGGGCACGGCGCCGGCAGGCTGGTCGGCTCCGTCCAGCCCGAGGGGGGCGGCGCCGAATAGACCGACTGCGGCAGGCCGAAGATGTCCTGCACGCACTCCACCCGCACCGCCCCGTTCGCCAGTTCCCCGTAGGCAATGCGGGCGACGCGCATCACCATCTGGTCGATGCCGTAGGGCGGCCAGGAGAGCTTCACCACGTCGCCGATGTTGAGGCCGGAGGCCTGGCGATTGGCGACGAAGGTGCATTTGGCGAGGGGGCTTACGAGTTGCTTCAACTCGCGCATGGCCACCCGGTTGGCCAGCTCCGCTCGGCTGATGCCGGGGTAGTTGACCGTGGTCGCCACCACGCCGCCGTTGAGCTGCACGGCGGCGATGTCCTGCACCGTGACGCTGCCGTCCTTGTCTGTGGCGCCGTCGCGGTAGACGACGGTCACCTGGTTGGTGATCTCGCCCCAGGAGGGCCGCGTGAACTCCTCGATGCGCAGGATGTTGCCCGGATCGAAGGTCGGCAGGCTGGAGAGCGTGTAATCGGCGCGCGCGAGCTTGAGGGTGAAGAGCCCGGTGCGCGGATGGACGTAGAGCAGCCCGTCCACGTGCCTGAGCACCGACAGGATGAAGTCCTCGATGGTCTCTTCCTTGTTCCACAGCAGCGACAGCCCGAAGCCCTCGGCATGGAGCGTGTCGGCAGCCGCCATGAAGCTGGCATCGTCGATGTCGCTCGTCGGGTAACCCATGCCCCACTCGCCGTTGGTGAGGCACTCGCGCACGATGTGGGCCGGGTTGGCGTCGCCGGAGATCTCGGCCTTGGCCGCGTACCACTGCCTCGGCACCCGCTTGGCGCGCACCGACCATGGCTTGATGTAGGGGTTCATGGCCGCCACCCACACCCGGCGCAGGATCAGCGACACCACGCCGCGGAAGGCCGGGATGTCGGCGCCGAGGCGCTCCTGCAGGTAGGCGTTGCGTCCCTGGGTCGGCCCGCCCATCAGGATGTCCACCGGCCCCTGCACGCCGCCCTCGCGTTCCTCCCCGCCGAAGAGGTTGGGGTTGTCGATGGTGATGGTGGTGTTGCCGGTGACGTTGCCAGACCAGGCGACGCGCTCGCCCACCCGGATCTCGGTGATGGCGTCCAGCGGGCCGTGGCACAGGGCGAGGTGGGCGCCGAGGCCGTACCAATAGCCAACCGTGTACTCCTGACTGCCTTTGCCGCCGCCGCTCATCCTGCCTGCTCCTTCTGTGCGCTTCGCGCATCCCTCGCTGCGCTCGGGACCAGCACTTCGTGCTGTCCTGCGGCCCTTTGGGCCTTGTCGGCTTCCTCGGCGACGCGGATCGCCATCGCGTCACCCGTGGCGCGCAGCCAATCGGCCGGGACCCCTCGCTCCACGAATTCGGCCCAGGTGTGGCTGCGCCCCTCGAACCAGCGACGCATGCCGCGGGCGCAGTAGCCCAGGGCACGGGCATGCTCCAGCCGAGCGATGACCTCGGTCACTTCTTGCCCCCGGAGGACTTGCGGATCGGCCGCACCTGGACGTCGCCGTACCAGACCACGTTGGGCCCGGAGATCACCCGCGTACCGAACAGCACCGGGATGGGCGCATCCTGGGAGGCGATGGGCACATCCTTGTCGCCGATCTGGCCGGGCTGGGCGTCCTGCACCTTGGGGCGCGGCGCGAGCAGCGCGGACAGTACCGTGGTGACGACCCAAATGATGATCTGCTGCCACATAGGAAAGCCTCACACGATGGCGTCGCCGGTGAAGGGGTTCTTCACCGGGATGAAGGGGAAGCCGCCGAAGTTGTCGAGGTTGCCGAACCTGTCCTTGCAATGCGCCATGGTGTGGTCGCAGCCGGCATAGAGCTGGACCGCATCGCCCGCCGTGAGGCCGACCATGGGAGCGACCAGGGTGAGGTCGATCCCGGCGTGACCGACGATCATGCGCGCGCCGGCGGTGGTGGCGAGCATGCCGCCCACGAAGTAGCCGTCCGGCCGGCTGGCGGCGACGGCGACCTGGACGGTCACGCCGCTCACTGCCGCTACGGTGCCGTCCACCCGAAAGCTGTCTTTCAATGCGCCGCAGCCGCTGGAGTACAGCACGTGGCGGCACAGCAGCTGGTAGCGGGCACGCAAGCCCGGCCGCTTCAGGCTCGAGGCGATGGGCTCGCACTTGAGGGTGGCCTCGGCGCCGGACAGCCGCGCGCCGGTGATGCGCCCCTTCCAGTAGGTGATGAACTCGGCGTCGCCGACATGGCGCCGGTAGATGGTCACGCTCACCACACCCTCGGGCGGGGCGGCGAGAAACAGACTCGCCACGGCCAGGTCGCGCGGCATGCGGATCTCCAGCCCCAGCCGCGCGAGCTCGTTGCTCTGCTCGAGGCCGCCGCGCGAGATCGTCGCCGGCTGATAGGTCTCGGATTGGTAGTCCACCGCCACCTGCCCCGAGGTGTAGAGCCAGCGCTGCGCGCCCTGGGAGAAGCGGTAGAGCTCCTGCGGTTGTCCGCCGTGGGCGGACTGTTCGATGCCCAGATAGCTCATGGTCTTAGCTCATGATCTCAACGTCCGGGTGGAGAGCTGCACGCGCGCCGTGGCGTCCGTCTCCCAATGCAGCTCGACCGCGTCCTGGTCGAGCCGGGCCAACTCCAGGTACGAGACCTGCAGGAACTGCTGGGGATCGAGGGTCACGCCCAGCGGCGCGTCCAGGGAGAGCAGCTCCTCGTCCTCGGAGATCTCGTTCGCCCCGGTGATACGGCGATGGAAGGTGCCGGCCGTGGTGAGGAGCCGCAGGTCGCGCCGCAAGGGATCGGCGGCGACGAAGCGGGCGTAGCCGACGTTGCGGACGACGAGGCCGGCATCCGTGGCCGCCACCGTGCGGCTGACTTCGAGGTCGGACTCGAAGGTCGGCAACCAGCAGGGATTCGCCCGTCCCGCGCGTGCGGCGAGCCAGCCCCGGAAGGCGGTCGCCTTGCTCCGGTCGGTGAGCAGCCAGGTCAGCGTGCGTCCGATGAGCGGGGAGCCCGACTCGTCGTCGAAGGTCGGCAGTCCCGTCCCGTAGTCGATGATGGAGAGGCGCCGAAGCCACCTGTCCTCGAGGTCGGTGCTCCGGTTGGGCCGCCAGTCGAACACCCGGTAGCCCTGATAGGCCGGGCCATAGTCGGCGACCGCGGGCGCCGTGATGTCCTCGATGCCGAAACGGCAGCGGCCGACGGCGATGGTGTCGGTGGGACGCGCCACGGCCACCTCGCCCTCGAGGCGGGCGAGCCGCGCCGGGAACACCCGCGTGCCGGCCGGCCAGCTCCCGGCCAGGGGGAGCTTGAGGGTCAGCGTGTTGCCGGCGATGGAGAGGATCTCCACCGCCTCGTGCCGCGTGTTGGAGCGCCACAGCACCGCCAGGCCGCCCGCGTGGTAGTCGCTGTTGGCGACATCCTGCACGGTGAGCGCGGTGCTGCCGATGGCTGCCTCGCCCGCAAGGGTGGAGACGTCGGTCCACACCGGCAGGCAGTAGATGCGTGCGCCCCAGGCGAACAGCAGGTGATCCAGCACCTGGGCGTCTCGACCCTCGATCAGGAATCCATACTCGAAACCGCGTCGCGGCAGCTGCCGCAGGCGCACCCGCTGCTCGGTGCCGTCGTAGGACTCCAGCACCTCGGTGAGCCATTCCAGCCGCTCGGTGATCCCTTGCGACCAGTCCGGACGCATGCCGAAGACCACCACGCGGCGGCCGGTGACCACCAGCAACGCGGTGAGTCCGCCGGAAAAGACGAAGCGGTAGGCGGCGTCGATCACCGGCGCCCCGCGCGTGCCCGCTGCGAAGGTGTAGAGGCGCGATTGCAGCGGCCCGAAGGCGAGCGGCGGCGCCGGCTGGCCCGAGAGCAGCAGCCCGTCCGTTCCGGTCTCGTCGATGGCATCGAGCGTCTGCGCGTCGAACCGAGCGTTCCACACCTCCAGCACCCGCTCGACCGGACTCACCAGGTTGCCGAGATCGATGGTCGAAGGGATGACGTGGATGCGGTGATACCAGTCGGCCCCAAAGGTGGGCAGCAGAGCGCCGTTGACGCCGAGTCGCAGCTCGTCGACGGGCTGGGTGTCGAGTCGCGCGCCCGGACGCATGACCGAGCTCGCACTCGGGTCGAACGGAAAGGCGACCGGCACGCGCTCGGAGACCTCCGGCGAGCGCGACCAGGTCGGCGGCTCCTGGCGGGCGGCACCAGGCAGGATGGAACCGGGAAAGGTCGGCATGATCCGCTCAGGGGATGAGTCTCACGGCATAGCCGTGCAGGCCGCTCTTGCCGTTCTTGGAGTGGGCCGGAAAGGCCATCCACTGCTCGGCGCCCAACGCGAAGGCCTCCGCCGGCGCGTAGTGGGTGATGTTGAGGTAACGCAGGTGAGCGGTGTGGCCGAAGGGCGAGAAGAAGCCGGAAGGCCGCGCCACGAACAGGTAGAACGGCAGCATCGGCGTCACGCCGTTCAAGGTGTTGGGCACGTGCCCCCACCAGTAGCGCGCCAGACTGTCGCGCGGCGTGCCCGTGCCCCGTTCCCACAGCGCCTTGGCGCGCTTGCCGGTGAGCGCCCAGTCCTTGCAGACCGAGTGCCAGTCGGTGGCGCCGTCCACCTCGGCGAGGACGAAGTTCGCGCCGCCGTAGTACTTGTAATCGTTGAACGGCAGGCCGAAGTGCCGGTCGTGGTCGTAGCCGAAGACATAGTCGTTGAAGCCGCTGTACGTATAGGTGTAGGCGTCCGGGCCGAACGCGCCCGACACGAACGCCCCGCCGCCGTAGCTGCCGAACTTCGTGAGTTCCCCGAAGGCGAGATGGTGATAGACGCCGGGCGAGACCTCGGCGACGAGCATGATCAGTTCGGGCGTGGCGGCCGAGAGTAGGTGGTAGGTGTTGGCGGTGCCCACCTCGAACAGGCCGCAGGCTTCGGCGCGGTAGCTCGTGGTGTTGCTCACGTAGCTGGCGTTGACGATCGATCCGGGTTGATCCCACCAGGGCTTGCCGGCATCGAATCCCGTCGAGCCGATCAGCCAGATGCCGGTGATGGTGTTGTAGCGTGTGGAGAGGCGCTCATTCACCGCGGAGCGCAGATGGACGTAGAGCCCGCCCTTGGCGAGCGACAGGGTCTGCCCGGTGCCGTCGGGGGCCCAGCGCAGCTGGGTCCAGCCGTTGGCCACCGCGAACACGCGCAGGGCGTCGAGCAGCTGATCGGCGTTGGCGGAGGTACCAGTCTGGTAGGCCATGGTCGGTCACGAAAGGCGCAGCGCCCAGTAGTCGCGCACGCTGGTGCGATACACGTTCTGCACCACGAGGTGGTCCACGCCGCCCACCGTGATCAGGTTCTCGGCGGCGTTGTTGAACCCGGAGACGTGATAGACGCCTTCCAGCTCGCCGAAGAGGTCGTGATCGGTGCCGGAGTTGTATTGCGTGAGCACCACGGGCGAGAGCACGTAGGTGCCGTCCGGCGCCTCGCGCAGGTTGCCGAGGTAGGTGTAGTTCGTCGGCCAGACCGGGCGCGGCCCGTCGTAGCGATACTCGGACGACGAGTAGGCGACGTTCTGGAACGGCAGCCAAGCGCCCGAGGGGCCGCGCAGCATGCAGGCGGTGTTGGCGTTGTTCTGTCCATCCTCGCCCGGGTCGACGAAATGGCGGTGGTTGGGCGAGGTCACGCTGTAGTTGCGGCCCCGCTGGCCGGTCATCGAACCGCCGACGAGCAGCGGGTACGGGTACTGACCCGGCGTCGCGTAGGGCAGGACGAAGCCCAGGTGCGCCGCCTGGTAGACGGTCGAGATCTTCGCCACCACCACGGCACGCCGGCCGTTGGCCACGAACCAGTACGGGATCGCTGTGTTCCAGAGCGACATCATCGGCAGCCAGCCGCTGATCGCGCCCGGTTGCGTATAGAAGTCGTTGGCCGGGTTGAAGCCGATGAAGCCGTTCAGGTCCCACATGTAGTAGCCGGCCGTGGCGTTCTCGTAGGCCCGGATGCCGCAGTAGATCTCCTCGGCACCGGCCAGGCCGGGCGCCTTGAGGATGAGCTCTTTCGTGGCGGCGTCCGTCGTCCAGTGCAGCGCCTGCCACTGCTGGCCCGCGGCGACCAGATTCGGGTGAGTGGTGAGGAAGGCATGGAAGCGGTCCAGCAGATCGCGGTAATCGCTGGCCGTGCCGATTTCGAACGCCATTTACGCAAGCACCTGTCTGACGGCTCCCGCATTGCGTTGCAGGATGTTGAGGATGGTCTTCTCGCCCGCGGACGAGTTGAGGTAGTCGGCGGCCATCGCCGGGTCGATCACGTTGACGATGCGCACCGCCTGGCCCTGCGGTTGCGGTGGCGGCGCCTCGGGCACCAGCCCGCCGGCGGCGAAGGCGAGCCGGGGCCCCTGGATGCGCGGTCCGCCTTCGATGCCGTTGATCGCCTCCAGGAATGCCACGCCCACGCGCTTCACGGCGGCGGCATTGACTACGTACTCGCCGGCGGAGAGTCGTGCCGGGATCGAGTCGCTGGTGGAGGTGCCCGGGCCGGTGACGTAGCCGCCGCCGGCGAAGCCCTGAAACAACGACGAGACCAGCGATCCCAGGCTGAACCCGCCCGCGCCGCCGCCCCCGAACAGGCTGCCGAACAGCGCCTCGGCGAGCTTCTGCGAGGCGATGCGGTTGATGGCGGCGAGTACCGAGCGGGCGAAGTCGGCGAAGGCGTCCTTGGCCGATTTGGCGCCGCTGCCGATGGCCTCGAACATCTGCGCGAAGCCGTCCTGCACCGCCCCGTCGATGGCGACCGCCACGTCGTCCACCACGAGCTTCACCTGCGCGATCTCGTTCTTCCAGGCCTGCACGCGCGCCGCCGCCTCGGGGCCGATGGCCGCGGCGGCGGCCTCCAGTTGTGGCAGTAGTCCTTCCAGCGCCGCCCCGGTTTCCCGATGCAGCGCGAGGATCTGCTGGCGGGCCTGGGATTCCGTGAGCAGCCCCGACTGGCGCTGCAGGTTGATCGACTCCTCGGATGCACGCATCCGGGCGAGCGCGTCGTTGAACTGGCGCTCGTAGTCGGCGAGATCGGCGGCCGCCGACTTGACGTCGATGAGGCGCCCGACCGTGGCCACGCCTTCGGTGTCGCCCTCGGCACGCAGCCGCTCGATCAGCGTCTGGTACTGCCGCTCGATCGCCGCGCGTCGATCCTGGCTGGTCGCCGCCCCGGTGAGGTCGAGCAGTTCGTCGCGCACCTTGGCAAGCTCCTCGCGCAGCTCGCGCTCGGCCTGGGCGGCCTTGCGGGCATTGGCGACCTCGACGTCCGCGCGCTTGTTGTTGAGGACGGTGAGCTCCGCTTCGAGCTTGGCGACCTCGGCTTTCGCCTTGAGGCGTGCCGGTTCGTCCTTGCCGGTCTCTTGCAGGCGCTGCTGCTCCGCGAGCGAGACCTGCACGCGCCGGATCTCCGCATCGATCTCCTGCTGCTCGATCCGGGTCTTGGCGGCGTAGTAGTCCTTGAGCGAGATCAGCCGGTCTTCGAGGGAGGCATCCAATGCCCGCGCCTGACGGTCCAACGCGTCCTTGAGGAGCTTGAATTCGGTCTCGGCCTGGGCCTGCACGAGGGCGAGCTTCGCTGCTTCGCCTCCCTTGTCGGGGGCGGACAAGGCCTGCGGCTGCGGACGGCCGAAGACGCCCGGCTGGGTTTGCTCGGGGCGGATGCGCCGGGCGAGGGCTTGCGCGGCCTCCCCGACGTAGTCACGCGTGACGGCGTCGCGCACGGCTCCGGCCAGCTCCTTCCCGAAATCCCGCACCTCGCCGAGCTGGCGGCCGAGTGCTGCGCGCAGCGCCTGCAGCGAAAAGTCGCCGCTGAAGGCCGCGGCCACGTCCTGGCCCAAGGCCTTCGCCAGCTCTCCGATGTCGGAGAAGGCGTTACGAAAGCGCTCGACCAGGAAGGCGGCCGTGATGCCCACGACGCTGCCGATGGCGTTGAACGCGCCGATGACGACGTTCACCATCGCGCGGACGGCCGTGCCGATGGCGTTCAGCGCGCCGACCATCGCCGCGCGCACGCGGACCCAGGAGAGATCGTTGGTGCCGACCAGCCTTCCTAAGGCTCTGACGACTTCGCCGACCTTCTCGACGACCAGGTCCCAGGCGGCGGCGACGATCTGCTTGATCGAGGCGGTCCTGCCGCCGAACTCGACCACGGCGTCGCGCGCCGAATAGAGTGCGCCCGCGAGCAGCCCCGCGGCGGTCACGATGACGCCGATGGGCCCGCCCAGGAGCGCGAGCACCCCGCGCAACAGACCCGCGGCGCGACCGAGCAGGGACGTGGACGCTACTGCCTGAGCCACGGCACCGGAAGCAGCGGTGGCTTGCAGCCGGGCCTTGGCCGCATCCGCGACCAGCGCGCCGGTGGCAAGCCCTTGCGCACGTGCCTGAGCCAGGGCGGCATCGGCGAGCCGCACCCGAGCGAGCGCCTCGGCTTCCAGCGTGCGCAGGTTGGCCAGGCGCGCGGCCGCTTCCGCCCGGGCGGCGGCAACACTGGTCGCGAAGGCGCCTGCCATCCGCCCGAAGGCGGCGACCAGCACGACACCGGCCAGGTCGATCAGCAGCTCGAGATGCCGGGCGACGAACTGGATCGCCTGCGCCAGTCCCGCCGTCAGACCCGAGCTCGCGTCGCGTTCGCCAAAGGCCCGCTGGAAGGCGTTCTTCAGGCGGGTGAGCGCACCCGACACCGTATCGGGGAGGCTCGCGTACTCCTCGGCGAGGCGCGCCCGCTCCTTCAGCAAGGCGTCGAGCACGGCCTTCGAGGTGATCTTGCCTTCCTGGGCCAGGGCTCGCAGTGAGCCGAGCGGCACGCCCATGCCGTCGGCGATGGCCTGCGCCAGGCGCGGCGTCTGCTCGATGACGGAATTGAACTCCTCACCGCGCAGCTGGCCCGAGGCGAAGGCCTGCCCCAGCTGCAGCAGGGCACCGGCCGCCGCGTCGCTGGATGCGCCGGAGAGCGACACGGCCTGCCCGATGGCGTCGGTAGCCGCCAGCACGTCCGCCTGCGAACGCCCCAACGCCTGCACCGAGGGTGCGAGCCGCGCATAGAGGGTGATGGTCTCTGCCAGGGGCGCGCGGTTTTTCTGGGCGATCTCGAAGAGGGCCGCGTCGGCGCGGTTGAACTCCTCTTGCGAGGTGACCGCGAGCTTGAGGCGCGCCTGCAGGTTCTTGTACTGGTCGGCGACCTCGACCAGTTCGCGCACCCCCAGCCCAAGGCCGATCGCGCCGCCGATGCGTGAGAGTACCTGGCCGACCTGGGCGGCTTCGCCGCGCAGGCGGGCGAGATTTCCCTGTACGGACTGGAAGGCCCGTCGCGTCTCATCGACGGCGGTGATGAGGATCTGGGCACGGTTACCGGCCATCAGGCCTCCTGCCGGGCCGCCCCAAAGGAGGCCTGCGCCCCCTCGGGGGGCAGCGAACGGAGTGAGCGTGGGGGCTGATTCATCTCAAACCTTCGACATTGCTTTACGGATGGCCGCCGTCAGGCGGGGAAGATCGCCTCGCACCGAGCGGGCGAGGTCGAACCGTTTTCTCAAGCTCACACGTCGCACGAGCACGGCGATGGGAATCTCCTGGCCGCGCCGCACGCGCCTGGCGCCGGTGCGCTCCCGCTCGGCACGACGAAAGCGCGCGAGCGGCCGGGCGTTCTCGGCGATGTTCTCGGCCATCAGGATCTGCCGGCCGTTCTTCTCGATGAAGAAGGCATTGCCGGAGCGCATCAAAGCATCGATCACCCGGGCGAACGCCTTGCGCCCGATGCGCCGGTGCTGCGGCAGCAGCGGGATGAGCATCCGCCCCCGGATCGTTCCGCCCTGTTCGTGGATACCCAGCCAGGGCACCTTCGAGCCGATGTAGAGGGCCGGGAATTCCTCGGCCTTGCGATCGAACACCTTGGCGTGCATCGAGCGGAGGAACTTCGGCTTCACGACCTTGAAACCGGCGCGCATGTCGCTCCGCGCCCGCTCGGCCATCTCCTTGCCGGTGTCGCGCATCGCGCGGGCCACGGCGGTGTGGATCGCCTTGCGGGTGTCGCCCTGCCAGGCGCTGAAGCGCCGGCGATCCAGCAAGCCCTCAGCGACCAGATCGATCTTCATCACGCATGCCCCGATGGAGTTCGGTCTGGAGTTCACGGATGCCGTCGCGACTGCCCTGAGCGGCAGCGGTCATGACGGCAAGCCGGGTGGCGAGCCGTTCGTGTTCGAGGCGGCGATCGGCGGCGAGGAAGGCGTTCAGCTGGCCCAACGTGTAGCCGAGGATGTCCGGATAGCGGTGACCGCCCCGAATCAGGCGGGCGATGGCGTCAGCCCAGCCAGACGGCCGTTCAGACGCTGCGCCAGATCGCCGACTTTCGGCGCGATCCGGCGCACGAAAAAATCCGCGTTCACCTCGAACACGGTCGCCGCCAGGGTGATGGCATCGTCGAGAGCCAGCGCGTCCACCCACTCGCGCGGTTGGCGACTGGCGATCGCCAACGCGGTGAGCAACGCATCGCCGTGGTCCGAGAGCAAGGCGAGCCAGTCCGGTTCGCCCGCCAGTCGTTGCGCGAAAGGCTGCACGGCCTTGAGCATCGCCGGCAGCTCGCCGAGCACCAGCGGGCTGATCGCGAGGCGTTGGCCGGCCAGATCCACAACTTGAGGCTGCGGCACGAGAACATCCAGATCGGAGCCACTCATCGTCATCCCCCTCACAGCAGCACGACGCGGCCGAACTGGCCGAGGTCGCCGGCGGCGGGCTTGAGCGTGTCGGCCAGCACCTGGCCCGAAAGCTCGAACTTCAGCAGCTCGTCGGTGATGACCGAGAGCTCCTTGGCCGGGTTGATGGCCACGCGGTAGAGATCGATCACCACCTCGCGGTTGCCGTCGGCGGTGTTGAGCCCCTCGAAGCGCACCCAGCGCTCGGGCAGCGGCTGGGTGAACATCGCGGTGACCGAGGCCGTGCCGTAGGCGTAGTCGACCTTGAAGGGCTCGACATAGGGTCCGCCGGTGGTGGCGTCCAGGATCGTGAGCGAGCCGTGTTTGGCGTTCACCGAGTACTGCGCGGCCGGCAGGGTCTTCGGGGTGGCGCTGGAGTCCTTCACCACCACCGACGAGACGTCCTGCTTGGCGAGCAGGTAGAGGCTGCCGGGGGTGACCGGGTTCGGCAGCGCCTCGGCGGTGACCGTGCCCGGGGTCTGGGCGGTGGTGGCGCCGTAGAGGGCGAGCGCCAGGTTGGTCGCGATGAGCTCCTCCAGCGTGCAGGCGAACTCGCCCTTCTTGGTCTTGATGAGCTGCAGATCGGTGAGGCGCTGGCCGCTCACCGACTCCTGGTGCTCCAGGGTCTCCACCGAGAGGGAGACCTTGAGCTCGGGCACGTTGCCCACGTAGGCCAACCCCTGCGGGTTGCCGAGTGCGTCGCGGGCGCCGATGTAGACGCGCCCCTGTCCGGAAAAGTACGGCATGGTCAGTCTCCTTTACGGGTCTTGATCGGGGGCTGGGGTTGGGAATCGGCCGGCCGTGCAGCTCCGCGCTCGATCAGCCCCCGCGCGGTCCCGCGCTCGATCAACCATTCCGCCGCTGCCTCGTCGAGATCGAGGATCTCGCCGGGGGCGTGGAGTCGGCCGGCGTGGGTGTGCGGTTCGATGAGTTCGATGTGCATGGTGACTATCCTTTTTGGGTGAGGTCGGAGGCCAGGGTGCGGTAGCGGATCTCGTAGCGCGCGGGCACGGCCAGTGCTTGGCTGTCGGCGTCCTCCGTGTCCCACTCGCAGTCGATCTCGCGCACGCCCAGGGCCAGCCCGCCGAGGCTCGGCTCGGCCATGAGCGCGCCGTGCGCCGCGACGATGAGCGCGTCGGCCACGTCGAAGGCGTCGTCTTCGCGCGCGAGCGCGACCAGCCTCAGCGTCAGGGCGCGGTCGAGCCGGTTGTTCGCCTGCGTGAGGACCTGATCGCCTTCGATGAACAGCAGGAGCGCGGGGCTCGCCTCGCGCGGGAGCGGCACGGTGGGCTGGCGATGCAGCGGCGTCGGTGCGATCGCGGGACCGATACGCGCCACGACCGCCCGGACCAGACGCTCGCGGACGGAGGACGTCATAGCCGGGTCAGCTTGGCCTGCATCTCGGAGCCGTCGCGCAGCTGGCGGACCTCGCGCACCCGATACGGGCTTCCTGCGATCTCCACCGTGTCGCCGGCGGCGAGGGTGAGCCAGGCGCTCGGGTACTCGAGGTGGTAGTCGCGGTTCAGTGCGAGCCCGTCGAGCGCCAGCTCATCCGGGGCGCTGAAGACGCACTGCACCGTGAGCGAACCCACCATGACGTCGGTGAGCAGCCCGGCGCGGCCGGCGGCCTCGTAAAGATCCGTCACCTGCGTCATCACGCTGCCGTCAGCTTCACCAGCACACCGGGCCGGTGGCACATCGGCAGCGGGTTGCTCTGGGTGTGCAGATCGGTGCCGCGGTCGAACTTGCGCGGCTCCTGCTTGGCGTAGAGCGGCTGGCCGAGGGTGCCCACCGTCTCGTTGAAGTCGGCCGGGGCGAAGTAGGTGGCGAAGGTGTCCACCGTCCCCAGGGGGAAGGCGTGGGCCTCGCCCGCGGAGATGAAGCGGCGCGCGTTGCCGTTGGCGTCGGTCGCCTGGCCCCGGTACTCCTCGAAGGTGATGCCGGCGAAGACGAAGCCCGCGCGCACGTCGTTGATCAGGATCGCGCCCTGTTGCCACTGCGCGTAGGCTTCCTTGACCGACTTGTGGCCGGCGAGCTGACGGAAGAACTCGGGCGAACACAGGACGTGCACGCCGGTCATGAACTCGCCCTTCAGGTTCTCCTCGATGTGGGCCAACACCTCGTAGCAGTGGCCCTTGACGTCGCTCGCGGCATTGGCCAGATCGAAGGCGATAGTGGTCGGCCTGAGATCGAACTCGTCGAACAGGTCGTAGATCGTGCTGCCGTCGGCGTCCAGGATCTGGCCCTTGAGCGCGCCCATGCGCAGGTGTTCGAGGGTGATCGCGTGCTTGTTGCGCATGGTCTCCAGGTGCCGCGCCAGCACGCCCGCCACGGCCTCCATTTCCGTCTCCGAGCCGAAGGCCCGGATGCCCTGGACCTCCTCGGGCAGGACCACGTCGTCGTGCGGGATGTGCGGGACGACGAAGGAACGCAACCAGCGCTGGCCGCGCTCGCCCACCGTGCCCGGCGAGCCGGGCGGCCGGGTGGGCAGCAGGTTCAGGCGCCCGGCGTACTCCTCGATGACGACCTGGCGCGTGCGCACGGGCTTGGCCGGAAACAGGTTCAAGGCTTCCAGCCGCCCGTAGCGGTTGGGGATCAGGTTGATGGCGGCGGTCAGGCTCGCCATCGAGAAGCCGGGGGAATCGAAGGGGTTGAGCATCGGGAGACTCCAGAAACGACGAACCCGCCGAATGGCGGGTCGTCCGAGGTGTGGGGAGGGGCGGAATCAGGCGCTGTCGCGCACCACGATGCCGCGCGCTTCGAGCTGTGCGATCGCAGCGAGCTGCTGCGCGGTGGTGATCCCCGCGGGCCAGACGAGCGCGTCTCGAGCGACGATGGCGTGGCGGGCGATCAGGATCGCGTCGTCGCGGTCGATCAGCGTCGCATCGACGGCCAGCGCGAGCACGCCCGCGGCAACTTCGCTGCCGTCGCCGGCCGCGGGGTCGAGGGCCTTGAGCTTGCCGGTGGCCGTCTCGCGGCCGACCACGGCGCCGAGCGGCAGGTTCTGCCCGGCGGCCACGGTCGCCTGCTCGCGCGAGTACAGATTCGGCGCCTCGTACTTCAGCAGGTCGCCGAGGTTGGGGGCTTGGGTGAGCGTGGGCATGGCTTACTCCGTGGCAAGGGGTTCTCGACGGACGAGCTTCTTCACGGCGGCGACCACGGGTGAGGCGGCCGGGTCGGCGCCAGGGGCGGCCCAGTCCTTGGGGCCGTGGGTCGAGCGCACGGCAGACTCCGTGCTGCGCTCAGCACGCGCTTCGATCAGGGCGCGGCGCACCTCGGCTTCGGTGCGGCCGGCGGCGATGAACTCGGCGGCGCGCTCGGGGCAGCCGGCGATCAGGCACAGCTCGGCGATCACTTTCGCGGACTGCGCCACCTCGCGGCGGGCCTCAGCGGCCAGCGCTGCGACGGTGTCCGGGCCGAGCGCCTCGGGGGTGTGCTCGAACGTGCTGTCGGGTGACGCATCGGCTGGGGTGTGGGTTGGTGGGGTGGTTGGGGGATGGGTGGGGATGTCGGTCATCGCGGGGGTTCCTCGCAAGGTGTTCGCCTTCCCGGTCGATCTCTGGCGCGGCGGGGAAGGCAAACGCCGCGGGGTGGCAAGCTGTCGGTCGAGTTCGGCGAGCACCGCAGGCAGCGTGGCCACGCCATCGGCCAGACCCGCATCGACGGCCTGCGGGCCGAAGAAGAGCGCGGCCTCGGTCGCGCGCACCGCGTCCTCGGACAGGCCGCGCATCGCCGCCACGTGCGCGACGAAGAGGCCGTGGAGCCGGTCCACCTCGGCCTGCAGCGCCGCGCGCGCGGCGTCGTGAAGCGGCTCGTGCGGCGAGTAGTCGTTCTTGCGCGCGCCCGCGGTGATCGCGGTGTAGCGGTAGCCCTCCTGGGCGTCCTTGACCGACTGGTCGACGTGCAGCGCGATCACGCCGATCGAGCCCACGCCGCCGGTCTCGGTGACGAAGAGCCGCTCGGCGGCGCAGCCGATGGCGTAGGCCGCGGAGAAGGCGGCGTCGTTGGCCACGGCCCAGACGGGCTTCACGGCTGCCGCCTCGCGCACACGGCGTGCGAGCTCGAAGCAGCCGCCGGTCTCGCCGCCGGGCGAGTCGATGTCGAGCACGATGCCGGCCACCAGAGGGTCGGCCAGTGCCGCCTCCAGCCGCGCGCCGATGTCGGCGTAGCTCATCAGCCCCGAGGCCGCCTCCAGCCCCAGCGTGCGCTTGACCAGGGTGCCGTGGATGGGGATCACGGCGATCGAACCGTCCGGAAATGCCGGAGGGTTCGAAGCCTTCGGCCGCGGCGGCGCGAGTTCGACGTCCGGCGCGGCGAGATTCAGGCGGTCGGAGAGCACCGCGAGGATCACGTCGAGCTTGGCGCGCTGGACGAGCAAGGGCGTGCCAAAGAGCCGGGAGGCGAGATGGGGCAGCATCGGTTCAGTCCTGAAGTTCGGTGTCGGGCGCAGGTGTCGGCACCGGCGGCGTCGGTTGGTCGTGCCGCGGATCCGAGTCGAAGACCAGCCCGAGGTCGTCCGCTCGCGCGTTGTGGCTACGGCCGCCGCTACGCGGCTTCACGTTCGCTCTCGCTCACGTGAGCCTGCGCCGCAATCGGCGCGGGGCCTTGGTCATGACGAGGGTCGGAGTCGAACACAAGCCCCAGTTCATCGGCGCGCCGATTGTCCGCGGCGATCTCGCGGTCGATGTCCTCGGCGTCGTAGCCGTAGGCCGAGATCGCCTCCGAGCGGCTCATCAGTCCTGCGCGGATCGCGAGCTTGAGCGCGTTGAACTCCTTGAGCGGATCGACCCACTGCCAGCCCTGCGGGATCCACTTGGCGGCCTGGTACGCGCGAGGGCGCCGCGCGTAGCCGGGCAGGCTCAGCGCCCCTTCGAGCACGGCCTGTTCCATCCAGGCCCGCCACACCGGGCGACACAGCTGGTGCACGATCACCCCGTGCTGGATGGCCTCGCAGCGGCGGCGAAACTCCAGCAGCCCCGCGCGGATGCTGGAGTAGTTCACCTGGGTGAGATCACCGGTGAGCATCTCGTAGGTGATGCCCATGGCGGCGGCCACCGCCCGGAACTGCTGGCGCATGAACTCGCCGTAGCTCGCGCCCACGTCGGCCGGCGCCGAGAACTTGATGTCCTCGCCGGGCTCCAGGATCTGCAAGGTGCCGGGTTCCAGCCCCGCGAGCGCCGCGCCCTGGGCGTCCGGCAGCCCTTCGCCCATCAGGGTGTCCTCGGGGGCGAGCCGCGTGATGAAGCCGGCGAACATCGCCGCGGTCTTCTTGCGCACCAGTTCCGCGTCGTCGTACTGGTCGAGCTCGTGCAGCTTCACCAGCGCCCGCGCGAGCCACGGCTCGCCGCGGATCTGCCCCGGGCGCAGCGGGCGGAACAGGTGGATGACCTCGGATGCACCCACGCGCACGGTGTCGAGACCTCCCGCGGAGGCGCCCGTGCCCGACATCGGCGCCAGATTCCCGTCGCCCGGGTGCGAGCGGTGCAGGTGGTAGGCCACGCGCCGACCGAGCCGGTCGAACTCGATGCCGGCACGGATGACGTGGCCCGAGGGCAGGTCCCGGTTCAGGGTGGTCGGCAGGTGCTCGGGCTCCAGCACCTGCAGCTGCAGACCCACCGGCAGACCGTCCTCGGGACGGCGCCAGCGCAGGCGCACCAGCGCCTCGCCGCCTTCGAGCATCGCGCGGCAGGCGAGCGCCTGCAGGCCGTAGAAGTCGGTGAGTCCTGCGGCGTCGGCCTCCTCCACCCAGTCCCACCACAGCGCGTGGATGGCCTCGCGCACGGCCGCATCAGTCACCATGCTCTGCGGCTTGATGCCGGTGCCGATGGCGTTGGCCACGAACGCCTCGATGCCCGCGGCCGCCCAGGCGTTGCGCCGGGCGAGATCGCGGCTCTTGGCGCGCAGCTCGCCCTGGGTGGAGGCGAGCGCCGCGACCGCCCCGGGGTTGCCGACCTGCCAGGCCACGGCCCTGCGGCCGCTGCCCACGCCGTCGTAGGTGGGGCTCGCGCCGAGCAGCCGGCGCTTGAGGGTGTGCAGCCAACCCATCACGTCCCCTTGGTCGTGTGAAGGCGGATCTGCCGTGGAACGCCCGGCCACAGTCCGGTGTCCACGGCCTGCTCGAAGAGGTCACGTTTGACCGCCGCAATGGCGGCCTGGAGTTCATCGACGCTGCGGTACTCGACGGTCTTGTCGCCGAAGGTCACGCGCTTCTCGCCCTTGGCGAGCGCGGTTTGCAGGGCCTCGAGGTCGGCTTGGGTGTAGGCCATCAGCGGTAGACCACGAGGTCGATCTCGGGGGAGTCGGCGAAGGACGCCGCGGTGGTCGCGCAGCCCACATCGACGTGCATCGGCGCCTTCTCGTCGGCGGTCGCACGTACGATCAGCAGCCGCTGCGTGCCGCTGTTGGTGCTGCTGCGGGCCACGCCCACCCAGGCATAGTTCGCGTCCGGCAGCGGGCTGGCGAAGTGCACGCGGTAGCGCCCTGCGGCCAGCCGCGTGACCGAAGCGACGTTGTGCGCAGCACGCACGACGACCTGGTTGCCGACATAGCCGAAACACACCCAGGCCCGCGCCAGCCCCGGGTGGCCGGCATCGACCTTGGACTTGACCTCCCGCCCGATGCGGCCGACCAAGACGCCGATGCGCGAGACCAGGCTCATCAGACCAGCGCCCCTTCGAAGATCGCAACGAAGTCGGTGTCGGTGTCGCCCACCTCAGCCGCGGCCACGGCACCGATGTTGCTGCGCGCCTGGGCCTGCTCGGCAGCCGTCAGGGTCTGCGCCGCGTCGAAGCGCACGCGGTGGTTCACCGCAGTGAGCAAGGCGTCCAGGCCGCTGGTGCCGTCCTGCAGCAACTGCTGGATCTCCAGCAGCGTGTCGTAGGCGGCATCGGCCCCGCCCAGGATCTCGGCCTTGAGCGTGTCGAGCAGCGTGACGATCTTGCTCGACGAGTAGGTGCTGGTGGTGGCGACCTGGGCGTCGTCGATCGCTCCCGAGGCCACCACCGCGGCCTTCAGCTCGTTGATGGCCGCCACCAGGCTCGACTTGTCGGTGGTGGTGAGGTTGGCGAGATTCCCGGCCTTCGCGCGGACGTCGTTGAACTCCTGCGCGACGCGGAGGACGAGGCTCTCGATGCGGGTGGCCAGGGACATGGGTTCTCCTTCGGGGTTCGGGACGGCCGGCGGGGATCAGCGCAGCCAGGGGCTGCGGATGACACGCCGGCCGGGGTGGCGGGTTGCAGAAACCTTGATGCCACCTCGATGGGTGGCCTCGGGAGGTCGTTCGATGGGCATTTCGTTCGACGGCATGGACTCGCCAGGCGGTGGCAGCCCCAGTTGCCGCTCCAGTTCGCGCCAGTGGCGTTCCTCGAAACGATCCAGCCCCGCGGCACTGGCCGCGGCGCGGGCGTAGACGTAGCAGTCGAGGGCCTCGTTGCGCTCGCGCATCTTCTGCCACTCGCGCACCGCAAAGCCGTGGCGATCACGCCGGGTGACGAGCTGCTCGGCGCACAGTTGCTGCAGGAACTCGGCGTCGATCTTCGGCAGGTGCACGTAGCCGGCGGGGTAGACCGCGGCGGTGCCGTCCTCGGCCACATCGGGGGCGAGGCGCAGGTGGTCGTAGAGCTCGCGCTTGGCGATGCCAACAGCCACCGAGTACACCTTAACGCCACGGCGCAGCCGCTTGCCGCCCTGAGTCACGTCCACCGCGGTGGGGGTGCCGATCAGCGCCGCGCCTTTGGCCGCGCCCTTGACCGCCATCACCCGGCCGTCATGCACCCGGCGCACGAAGGCGTAGGCCTCCTGCGTCGCAAAGCCCGTGTCCACCGCCAGGCGGGCCAGCGGCAGCGGCGCGCCGCTCTCGTGCGTCCAGGTCTCGGCGAGCAGGTCGGCCAGCCGCTGCCAGACCGCTTCGCGCGCCGTGTCCCCCATCAGCACCCGGTGCTCGACGAGCCAACACGTCTTGCCGCGCCCGAAGGCCCACACCGACACCTCGATGCGGTCCTTCTGCACGTCGGCGCCGGCGGTGAGCAAGAGCCCTCCGGCGGGGACGGTGCCGATCGGGTACTCCTCGCGCCGCTCCAGCAGGCGCTGCCAGTCCGGCGCCTCGCCCTCCTCGACCCAGGTCTCGCCGAGCTCGTTGTTCTTGAAGGTCTTGATCATCGCCACCGACCGGCCTTCGGCGCGGGTGGCCTTCTCCCAGGACTCCGCGATCTCGCGCCAGCGGCGCCAGGGGCTGTAGAGCGAGGACAGGTGGAAGCCCGCGGTGCGGCTCTCGGCCTGCGCCTGCCACTGGCCGAGTTCGAGCATGCGCGGCTTGTGGTGCTCGGCGATGGGCTCCTCGCAGGCCTCGCACACGTAGGCCGCCGTCTCCGGCCGCCCGGGCTCCCAACGCAGCTGCTCGAAGCGCAGCCACTGGCGGTGCGCGCAATGCGGGCAGGGCACGAAGTAGCGGCGCTGATCGGACGCCTCGTACTCGCGCTCGATGATCGAGGCCCCGGCGATGGTCGGGGTGGAGACCAGCAGGATCTTGCGCCGGGCAAAGGTGCGGGTCCGAGCTTCGGCCAAGTGGATCGCATCGCCTTCGCCATCGACGTCCAGCGGATAGGCGTCCACCTCGTCCAGGAAGAGATAGCGCACCGGCATCGAGCGCAGGCCCACGGCCGAGTTGGCCCCGGTCATCACCAGCACCCCGCCGCGAAACTCCTTCATCAGTACGGTGTTGCCCGAGTCGCGGCTTCGCGCCGGCGCGATGATCTCGCGCAGCACCGGCGACTCCTCGACCAAGGGGTCGATGCGGTGCTTGGAGTTGCGCTGCGCCATCTCGGTGGTGGGCCAGACGATCATCATCGGCCCTGGCGCGTGGTGGATCGCGTAGCCGACCCAGTTCAGGCCGAGTTCCGTGCCACCCACCTGGGCGCCCTTCATGAACACCACCCGCTCGATGGGCGAGGTGGGCGAGAGGCAGTCCATGATCTCGCGCAGGTACGGCGTGCGCGCGGTGCGCCAGCGCCCCGGCTCGGCCGACTCCTTGGTCGAGAGCATCCGGTAGCGATCCGCCCACGCGGAGACGGTCAGCAGCGGGTCGGGCGTGAGCCCCTCCCGCCAGGCGCGCTCGATCTCGGCCGCGCCCTCGTAGTCGTCCCTCATGCGTCGATCCTCGGGGCGATCTCGCCGAGTTCGGCCAGGTGCTCGCGTACCGCGGCGTCGAGCGCCACGTGCAGCGCGTGCTCGTCGAGGCCGAACCGGGCGGCCAGCATCGGCGCGGCGCGACCCGGCCAGTTCAGCCACGCATCGCGCTCGGCGCGCGCGAGCTTGAAGACGTGGGCGATCGCCCGCGCCCGGTCGACCAGTTCGTCCTTCTTCTCGGCCAGCTCCACCTGTCGGATCTTGGCCTTGAGCACCTCGTTGACGGTGCGCGCCTGCAGCAAGGTGGCGCCGCCCGTGCCCAGCCCCGCGGGCAGGCTCGCGCCACCCTCCTCGGGCGCGCGGGCGCGGGGCGAGGCCTTCGGGGGGACGGCGGTGCGCGGATGGACGGTGTTCTTCGCCCACTGCGCATCGGCCTGCTCGGGGTCGATGGTGCCGTCGGGCAGGGGCGTGATGCGCCCGGTGTCGATCGCCTTCTTGACCGCCACGTGGGACACGCCCCGGTGACGCGCGTAGGCGCGGATCGAAAGGCCCATGCGGATTCAGATTTCTTGCAAAGGAGGCTTGGCTTCTTTCCGGAACAGCGCGTTCATCACCTCACCCGACCACTCCCTCGGAAGGACGAATGATGAACACCGCCGCCCCCGACCTTCTCGCCACCAAGCTCGCCGAGGCCGCCCTGACCGTGCTGGTCCGCACCTGCCGCCAGGAGGTGGCCGCCGCGAGCCGCGACGACCTGGAGGCCGCCTGCGCCGCGATGCGAGCCCAGGCGCGCCCCGTGATCGACCGCTTGCTCGACGACGCCCGCGCCGCGCCCTGGGTGGCCGAGGCCGCCTTCCACGCCGCCGCGCTCGAACTCGCGCGGGCCGGGATTGCCGTGTTGCGCCCGCGCTGAATCGGACAAGCCCAGCAGAAAGCGCTTGGCTTCACCCGCGAACAGCGCGTTCATCCCATCACCCGACCCACCACCGCGAAGGAGCAGCACATGAGCACCACCCCACTGACCCCGGCCCAGCACGCGATCCTGGCCTACGCCCTCGAACACACCGGCGGCAGGATCGAATGGTTCCCCGACCACATCAAAGGCGGCGCGCGCCAGAAGGTGCTGGCAGGCCTCGCCAACCGCGCCCTGATCGTCCGCCAAGGAGACGGCTGGGTCGTCGCCGACGAGGGTTTTGAGGCGATGAACCGCCCCCGTCCCACCGCCGAACCCGCGCCGCCGGAGGCGGACCCCGAGATCGAGGCGGCGGTGACGGCCGCCGAAGCCGGGTGGTCCCAGGACAAGGCTGCGCGCACGCGCCCGCGCACCCGCGAAAACGAGCGCAGCGAAGTTTCGCGAGGCGAAGCCGAGAGGGTGCGCAGCACCCGGCAGAACAGCAAGCAGGCCCGGGTCATCGCGATGCTGCGCCGCCCAGAGGGCGCCACCGTTCGCCAGATCGTCGAGGCCACCGGCTGGCAGCCGCACACGGTGCGCGGCACCTTGGTCGGGGCGCTGAAGAAGAAGCTGGGCCTGACCATCGTCTCCGAGAAGGTACCGAGCGGCGAGCGCATCTACCGGCTCGCCTGAGTCGCGATGGGGCAGCGCATCCCGCACGGGATGCCGTAGCTGACGGCTTCGTGATTCACTGCGCGATCGCAGAGGAGGCGCTCGCCGCCTGATCGAAGGCCACGCCATCTGCCTCGCGGGTGGCCTGCCGGCCCGTCCACTCCTGCCATCGCTGCACGATCACGTCGACGTACTTCGGATCGAGCTCGATCAGCCGCGCCACGCGCCCCGACTTCTCGGCGGCGATCAGCGTCGTGCCCGAGCCGCCGAAGGGGTCGAGCACTTTGTGGCCCGGGCGGCTGGAGTTGCGGATCGCACGCTCGACCAGTTCGACCGGCTTCATCGTCGGGTGCAGGTCGTTCTTCTGCGGCTTGTTGAAGTACCACACGTCGCCCTGGTCGCGGTCGCCGCACCAGTGGCGAGTCGCCCCCTCCGGCCAGCCGTAGAGGATCGGCTCGTACTGACGCTGGTAGTCCGAGCGGCCCAGCGTGAAGGTGTTCTTGGCCCAGATGATGAACGTCGACCAGTGGCCCCCGGCGGCGCGGAAGGCCGCCTGCAGGGTGTCGAGCTCGCTGGAGGACATGGCCACGTAGATCGCGCCCTGGGTGTGGGCGATCAAGAGCGTCAGCGCATCCCGCAGGAAGTCGTGGAACCCGTCGCCCAGCGCATCGTTGAGGATCGGGCGGTGCCTGCCGCGCAGCTTGTCCTTCGCGCTGCTCCCGTAGTCGACGTTGTAGGGCGGGTCGGTGAAGACCATGTCCGCCCGCTCGCCGTCCGGGAACAGGCGCGCGTAGGTCTCCGCCGTGGTCGCATCCCCGCACACCAGCCGATGGGGGCCGAGCAACCACACGTCGCCGGGCCGAGACACCGGCGCTTCGGGGGTCTCGGGCACCGCATCGTCGTCGGTCTGGCCCTCGTTGTCGGGCCCGTCTCCCGCCAGCAAATCGGCCAGCGCGTCGGCGTCGAACCCGGTCAGGTCCAGATCGAAGCCCTCGGCCTGCAGGTCTTGCAGTTCCAGGCGCAGCAGTTCCTCGTCCCACCCCGCGGCTTCGGCGATGCGGTTGTCGGCTACACCCAACGCCCGGCGCTGGGTGGGCGTCAGATGATCGAGCACCACCACCGGCACGGTGGAAAGCCCCAGCCTCTGCGCGGCGGCGAGCCGCCCGTGCCCGGCGACGATCACACCGTCCGCCCCCGCGAGGATGGGATTGGTGAAGCCGAACTCGGCGATGCTGGCGGCGATGCTCGCGATCTGGGCGTCCGAGTGCGTGCGGGCGTTGCGCGCGTAGGGCGCGAGCTTGGTCGTCGGCCAGTGCTCGATTCTCTCGGCGAGCCACGAGGCGGTCATGCCGGCACCTCCGCCTCGCGCTCGGCCGCCACCTCGCCGAAGGTCCGGCCGCTGCCCTCCAGCACCGGCACGCGGTCCGGGTGGTGCTGCCTCCAGCGGCGCAGGGCCACGTCCACGTACTCGGGAGCGAGTTCGACCGCGCGCACCCGGCGACCCGTGAGTTCACCGGCGAGGATCGTGGTGCCCGAGCCTGCAAACGGCTCCAGGACGATCTCGCCCGCGTCGGTGTAGGCCTCGATGAAGAACCGGGGCAACCCCACCGGGAACACCGCCGGATGGTCGATACCCTCACCGATGCGGCCGCGCTGGCGCGTCACCTCGATGACCGAGTCCGGGATGCGGAAGTCCTGCGTCGGCAGCCCCGCGTGGCACCAGGCGCCGACCGTGCCGTCTTTGCCGCGCATCGCGGTGGACGATCCGTCGGCGCGCAGGTGGGTTTCCTGCCCGGCCCACTTGCAGGGCACGATCTTGTTCGGCTTGCGCGCCTGGCGGTTGAAGTGGAAGACGAACTCGTGCCGGGGCGCCAGCCGCCCGGCCCAGTCGCCGGGCACGGTCACCGCCTGGTCCCACACGTACCAGCCGAAGCGCCGAAAGCCCTGCGTGCGCATCCATGCGATCCAGCCGTCCCAGTACGGCTGCCACTCGCCGTCGCGGTGCACCAGCCCCAGGTTGACCAGCACCTGCGCGTCCTTGCGCAAGGCCGTTTGAGCCGCGCCGAACACGCCCTGCATCAGGGCACCCCAGTCTTTGATCCCGCCGGTGGTGTAGTCGCGCTGGTTGGCATACGGGGGACTGGTGAAGACCAGGTGCGCCCGGTCGCCGGCCATCAGGCGCTGCACGGCTTTGTGGTCGGAGGCATCGGCGCACAGCAGCCGGTGCTCGCCCAGCCACCACAGATCGCCCGGCCGAGTGACCGGGACCGCGGGTGGGGTGGGGAGGTCTTCCTCGGCCGCGTCCTCGTCGGCGCCGGCCTCCTCGGTCGTGGCCTCCATCCCGAGCGCGTCCAGCAAGCGCCCGATCTCGGCATCCATGAAGCCGGTGAGCCCCAGGTCGTAGCCGGCCTCGGCGAGTTCGGTCAGTTCCAGCGCGAGCATCTCCTCGTCCCAGCCGGCGTCCAGCGCCAGCCGGTTGTCGGCGAGCACCAGCGCGCGCTTCTGCGCCGGGGTCAGGTGCGCGAGTTCGATGACCGGCACCTTCTCGAGCCCGAGCCGGCGCGCTGCCGCCAGACGCCCGTGGCCGGCGATGATGCCGTTTGCGCCATCGACCAGGATCGGATTGGTCCAGCCGAACTCGACGATGGAGGCGGCGATCTTGGCGATCTGCGCGTCGGAATGCGTGCGCGGGTTGCGGGCGTAGGGGATCAGCGTGGCAAGGTCGCGGTATTCGAGGCTGAGTCCTTTGCGCATGGGCAAAACGAAACCCGCCGCGAGCGCCGAGGCCCGGGGCGGGTGGAGTGGATTCGGGTGGCGGTGGTGACGGGAAGCGGCCGGTCGCCCGGGTGGTAACCGGTAACCCGGTAACCTCGATTCGCGGTCAGACGCTAGGCAAGCGCCGCGCTCGCGCCCCCCGCATGGGCTATTGGCCAGGAAGGACCCGTGGATGTCCGGGCGGCTTCCTCGACCGTCACCGCTGTCCAGAAGTTAGCGGAAATACTACCCCCGGACCGGCGGATCTGTTGCAGCGGCCAAAGCCGCATTTCGCCGCAGACGCACGCGGATGCACGATCCCACCCGCCAAATCACGCCAAAACACGCAGGCGCGGTGGCATGCGCTCGTGCCCAGCGACTTCAGAGCACGGCCTCCAGCCCCTTGCGTTCGATGAGGTCGAGCAGCTTCTGCGAGGGACCGCTGGGCTTCTTGTCGCCCACTTCCCACTTGCGCACGGTCGAGACGCTGGTGTTGAGGACCGATGCCAGCACGGCCTGACTCAAGTGCAGGCGTTCGCGCAAGGCGCGCACTTTCTCAGCGTCGTATTCATGCACCGGCTCCAGGCACAGCACGTCGTACTTGCGCATCTTGCGCTTGTCGATGAAGCCCAGGCGATGCAGATCGGAGGCCGTCTCATGAACCTCTTGCAGGATGCGACTCTTGCCTCTCTTCACGGCCATGGTCGATTCTTCGTTGTGTGCCGACAAAAAGCGCTCAAGCCGCGACGATCCGAAACTCCGTCGCCTTGGCCACAGGACGGACGTGGTTCTTCTCGCGCTTGAGCTCGACGATGCCATAGCGCGACATCGTCTTGAGCGTGCGCGAGAGGTTGCTCGGCTTGCGCCCGGTGGCCTCGGCCAGTTCCGAGATCGAGCCGGGCCGGGTCTCGGCGATCACCCGGATCAATGCCCGGTTGTCGTCGCTGAGCACCTCGGCCAGCGACTTCATCGAAGTGAACCAGATCTTCGGCTCGCCCGGCTTGGGCTTGTGCTCGCCTCGCGCGATCGCGAGCACACGCTCGCGGATCTTGTCCTGCGGCATGATCCCGATCACGATCGGTTTCATCGTCATTCCACCCTGCTGCGGAAGGCGATCCTTCCGATCGCCCATCACTCGGACAGTCGGCCTTTGCGTACCAGCTCGACGACCCGGTTTCGCACCTGCTCCAGCTTCTCGTCCCTGATTCGTCCTGCCACGCGTTGGAACAGGCCTTGATGCGCGGTAAACAGTTTTCCGGGACGGATGAAGCTGGTCCGCTGTAGTGAGCCCCGGGAGAAGTCCCCATCCGCCAATTCGATCGCGAAGGGGTCGGCGTAGGGCCGGCTGGTGATCTGCAGGCACAGCCAGTCCTCCCGTCCTGCATGGGCAAGAACGAGTGCCGGCCGCAGCTTGGATGTCGACAAATCGGAGAACGGGAAAGGCACGAGGACCACGTCGCCTATTGCAGGTGCGTCCATGCCTCATCCTCTTCCGGTTTCAGCCAATCCTCCGCGAGGGCCGTTTCAGCCAGCTGAGTGACCTCGTCGATCTCCACCGGCGCCTCGTCGAGGATGGTCACCAAGGCGCGATGCAGGCCTTTGATCTTGACGGGCTCGGCCAGACGGACATGCCCCTGTTCGTCGATGATGGCTTCCACGGTCTGTTTCATCACATGTCCTCCGCTCGATCCGGATCGCCCGGCTCAAACCCGCTCCGCCGAGAACCGCATTTTATCACCTATTGATACATGACGCTGGGTGGAACTCACCCGTTCAGACGGTCGGCCACGATCTGCAACGCCCGCTGCCAGCGCCGCCACGCTGTGGTCCGATCGCAGCCGAAGCGGGCGCAGATGTCGCGCCAGCGGTGGCGCTCGGCGCGCATCCACACGAGATGCCGTTCTTCTTCCTCCAGCCACAACACCCAGCGCATGGTCTCGAGCATCCGTTCGACCGTCTCGGGCGCGGGCGGGAAGCGCCGGATCGTGGGCTCGGCCCCCAGCGTCTCCCAGGGCATGCGAGGAATCGCGGGCCAGGTGTTGAAGTAGCCCTGCACCCGCACGGGCGGCAGGCGGTGGGCGGTGATGGCCGCCTCCCGGAAGCGTTCGGCCACACGCTCGACGGTCCACTCAGCCATGGCGCGCCTCCCGTGCACCGTAGAGCCGCTCGCCGATTCGGCGGATCAGCTCGCGTTCCACCCAGTCGAGCCGGGCGTCGTCGAGGGAGACGACGAGCAGGCGTTGCTCGCGCCAGCCGCGGAGTTTGACGGCTTCCACGTCCATCGGCTCGGGCTGCAACCGACCGAGCGGGCAGCGGTAGCGAGGGGTCGGAACAATCATCTCAGTCCTCCTGCGCCGCGTCGTGAAGCGGGAGGGCCCAGTGCAACAGCGCCAAGGCGTCGGCCTCGTCGTCGTCCGCCGGGGCGTGACCCTGCGCACGCACGGCCGCCATCACCGCGTCCTTGCCGGCGCGGCCAGAGCCGGTGGCGTGCTTCTTGATCGTGCCCACCGGCACGCCCTGGTAGGGGATGCCGTGGTGCTCGCACCAGGCCGTGAGCGTGGCCAGGAAGCCGCCGTAGGCGTGCGCCGCGTCGGTCGAGACGTGGCGGCGCACTTCCTCGAAGACCAGCGCGTCGATCCCGTCGGCGTGGGCCTTCAGTTCGGTCAGCCAGCGCTTGAAGCGCAGGAAACGCATGCCGCCGCCTTCGAAGCGTCGCGGCTTGAATTGCTCGGCGCCGCTGGTGATTCGGCCCGTGCGGTCGCGCAGCGCCCAGCCGGTGGAGGTGCCCAGGTCGAGGGCAAGAATCGTCGCTGTCATGGTTGCAGTCCTTCGTTCATGTTCTCGTGCCGGTGACCGAAGGTGACCGCCGTGGGGAATCGTCCTTCCGCCTGCGCGCGCGTACGCGCGTAACGAGACTCAATCCCTGGGCGGGTCACCTTCGGTCACCCTCGGGGTTCAGTCGTCTCGGTACGGGAGCCGTACGCCGTAGTCCTTGGGCTTGAGCGACAGGCCCGCCAGGGCCTTGACGCCGCCGTGGATGCGCGTGCGCTCGAAGCCGCGGTTGGCCAGTTGCTGCGCGAGCCAGCGGCTCGTGCCCACGTACTCGCCGCGCCGGCCGGCCCAGTCCTGCCAGCGCTGGAACACGTCGGCCACGGCCACGCGGGCCTGCGGGTGGCGCTGCGCCTCCTCGTCCAGGAAGTCGCCGACGGCGTCCTCCTCGTCGAAGTACTCGGCGGTGGCCGACACCACGCTGGCCGGGGGCTGGAGCCCCTCGCGCTGCCAGGCCAGACACCCCTCCACCGCCCAGGCGAGGATCCCGTCGCGCTCGGCCAGGAGCTTGTCGGTAAACACAGCGTCGCGCCGCTCGGGCGGGATGGTCACGGTGAAGGGGATCAGGTGCAGCCGGCGTTTCATCGCCTCGTCCACGTTGCGGATCGCAGGCTTGTGGTTGCCGGCGATGACCAGCTTGAACTGGGGCGTGTACTCGAAGAAGTCCTGGCGCATGAAGCGCGCCGAGACCTTGTCGCCGCCGGTGATCGCCTTGACCTTGGACTCGTTCCAGCGCCGGCCCTGCTCGGTCTCGATGGAAGAGACGAAGCGCGCCCCGCGCAGGCCCGCCAGATCGGTCGGATGGCGGTCACCGCGCGCCTCCATGAAGGTGTCCATCGGCGCGCTGGTGGCGTAGTCGCCGAGGATCGTGGCCAAGGTGTTCACGAACACCGACTTGCCGTTGGCGCCGGTGCCGTAGAGGAAGAACAGCGCGTGCGCCGCCGTCGAGCCGGTGAGGCAATAGCCCACCATGCGCTGAAGGTAGGCCTGCAGGTCGGCATCGCCCCCGGTGACGTCGGCCAGGAACGCCCGCCAGCGGGGACAGTCGCCGCGGGGCGTGGCGGTGGCGAGCTTGGTCATGCGGTCGGCGCGGTCGTGCAGGCGCAGCCGCCCGCTGCGCAGGTCGACCACGCCGCCCGGCGTGTTGAGCGCGAACAGATCCGCGTCCCACTCCTGCGAGGTGGAGGCGTGCCGCCGGTCGGTGCGCGCCAGACGCTCCACGCCGCCCACCGTGCTGCTCGCGGCGAGCTTGGCCGCCAACCGATGCGAATCGGCCTTGAGCGCGGCCTCGCGGCAGATCGCCCGGATGAGGTGGTGCACCAACAGCGTCTCGTCCGCCTGCCAGCGCCGGCCGTCCCACACCAGCCACTTGCCCCAGGCGGCGCAGTAGCGCCAGTCTTCGCTGTAGCGGGCCGTGAAGGTCAGCGCCAGCGCGTCGTCGGTGGCCCAGACGGAAGGCTCCTGCATCGGCAGCCCCTGCGCGGGCTTGATGCTCATCCGCGGACCCGAGGCGATGAAGGCGGCGACGTCGAAGCCCTCGGCGACCGCATCGGCCGCATCCCACCCCTCGGGTTTGTCGTCGGGCGGCAGCAGCACGTCGCAGGAGGCGGCGCCGGCGGCCAACACGGCCTGCGCGGCGGCCATCGCGTAGTCCCAGCCGGGTTTGTCGCGATCGGGCCAGAGGAGGACGGCCTTGCCGGCGAGCGGCGACCAGTCGGTCTTGTCCACCGGGGCGTTGGCCCCGTGCATCGCGGTGGTGGCCACGATCCCGAGCTCGATCAAGGCCTGGGCGCACTTCTCGCCCTCGACCAGCACGACCTGGGCGGCGTTGTGGATCCCCGGCTGGTTGTAGAGCGGCCGCGGCTCGGGCGGAGCCATCTTGCGGCGGCGCGCGTCCCAGGGCCGGAACTCCTTCTTGCGCCCAGGCGGGTCGTAGCGGTAGACGACGGCGATGAGCCGCCCTTGTGCGTCGAGGTAGTCCCACTTGGCGGTGGCCGGACCCAGGTCGTCGATCGGGGCCTTCTTGGCCGCCTTGCGCGCCGGCGCCGTGAGCGCACGGCCGACGAGGTCCTCGGCCAGATCGAGGACGCGGGCGAAGTCGCCCTGCACGTCCACGCCGAAGTGAGCGCCGATCAGGTGGAACACATCGCCGCCGTCGCCGGTGGCGCGGTCGGTCCACAGTCCCGCCTTGTCGCCGTCGAGCACGACCTCCAGGCTGTCGCCCGGGCTGCCGAGCACGTCGCCGATGACGAACTTGCCGCGGCGCGTCCGACCGGCGGGAAACAGCGTGGCCAGCACCGACTCCAGCCTCGCGAGCAGGGCGGCGCGAATCGCCTCGCGGCGCGCGGTGGGGTCGGCGTCGGTGGGCGGGGCCGGGCGATCGTTGAAATCGATCATGCGTCGCCCTCCTCGCTGCCATCCGACGCGCGGCGGGCGACGGCTGACGCGTGGTGCGAGGCCCAAGCCTGCAGTTCCGACAGCCGGTAGCGCACCAGCCCGCCCAGGAGGTAATGCGGGATGCGGTACTTGCTGCGCATCGCCGGGTCGGCAAACCAGTAGTACGGAAGCCGAAGCGAGGCGGCCGCCTGCTTGGCGTCGATCATCGGTTCGACGGCCGAGACGGCATCGGGCCTGGTGCTCATGCCTGACTCCTCCAGCACCGGTCCTGCCACGGGCACATCCGGCACTCGACATGGGTGGGATCGGCGAAGGCACGCGGCAGCAGTTCGCCCGCCTCGGTGGCCGTGATGACCTTGACCGCCCGGTCGGACATGCGCTGCGCCAACGCCGCATCGAACGGCACCAGCTCGGCGTGGATCTCCATGGTGTCGGCGTTCACCGCCGTGAACAGGGCCGGGTGCGCGTGCAGTTCGAGGTAGGCCTGGTAGAGCGCCACTTGCGCGGCGTAGACGGGCTTGGCGACCGCGAGGCGATGTCTCTCCAACTCGCGCCACGATTTGGCGCCCAGGCACTTGTTCTCCCACAGCGCGGGATAGCCGCTGCCGTGGCCGAGATCCGGCCCCGCGACGATGACGCCATCGACGTGGCCCTGCAGGCGCCCGTCCAGCGCCGAGAAGCCGAATTGCTCCCCCGCGTCGTTACGCGTGCGCAGATCGAAGCCCGCGGCACGCAGCCACACGACCATGCAGTCCTCGATGACGTGGCCGCGCTCGAAGACGCGCAGCATGCGACCGTCGATCTCGCGACCCGGATCGACCGGGGCGTCGGCGACCTCGTACTGCAGCGCGCGCTCGCACGCGGCCCCGAGGCGCGAGGCACCCAGGTAGCCGCGCTTACCCTGTTCGGCGCGGGCACGCTGCATCCCGGCGTCGATCAGCGCCGTGAGCTGACCCGACAGGCTCGCGGTGGCGTTGAAGTCCATCATGACGTCACCTCCCACGGCAGGTCGTCTTCCAGATCGGCGAAGGGATCGGACACCGGGCGCTTCAGCCCGCGCACCGGCGGGTACTTGGTCGCCTCGTGGTGCTCGACCATCGCCTCCGTGTAACAAGTGACGATGGCGTCGATCACCTGGAGCGCCTCGGCCTCGGAGTAGTCGCCCAGCGGCTTGTCGAAGCCGATGCCCTCTGCCGCCGCGCCGAAGGCCTTGAGGCACGTCCTCATCGCGGCGAGTTCGACGTCAGACGGATCGATCATGCTCACCTCCGTCTTGGGCGTGCGGCCCTCCTGCACGCGCAGCCACTGGCCGTAGAGCGTGTGAAACGCGTCCTGGCAGCGCCGTGAGCAGAACACCCAGTCGATCGGATAGCGCCTCGCGTCGCCCGCCGGATACCGCATGTCCGAGTGGCCGTAGCCGCGCGCCTGTCGTTTGCAGACCCAACACTTCACCGGCCCTCCTCTCACCGCGCCCAGGCCGGCTTGCCCGGCACGGCGGGGCGTTGCAGGGCGACCGGCGCAGGCATCGCACGGGGCGGAGTCGCCGCCGCCGGCGCGCCTTCGTTACCGGTGCCAGGGTTCTTCGGCGGCACGCCCATCAGGCGGGCGTAGTCCGGGTGGTCGGGCTCGACGGCGCTCTTGACGACGTTCTTCAGTTCCCCGCGGCCGTCCTTCTCGACGTCGATGCGGGCGAGGAACTCGATACCGTCGAGCTCGTGGAAGCCCTGGATGCGCCGCGCGGCGGCGGCCTGCGGCCTATTGTCCTGCGGATGGACGTTGCGGGCGCTGTTGAGGATCGCGCGCACGAAGCTGCGGCCCATCTGACCCCAGGCCGGGCCCTTCGGGGAATGCAGGCCGATGTTGCTCCAGAGCTTGCGCCGGGCGTACTCGCCCTCCAGCACCACGAACTCGGCCGCCAGATACACCGAGCCGGACTCGTTGCTCTGCGTGGCGTAGCCCCCGGTCCAGCCCTGCGCCGGATCATCAAAGCCCCCGGGCTTGAGCGTCATGCGCACGCGGGCGAGCGTGCCCTTGGGGATGAGGTCGAAGCTTTGCTGCTGCTGCGCGTCGTTGAAATCGTTCCAGGCGGTCATGGCTCACTCCTCGAAGGCGGTAGCGGATGGCGGAAGGCGGGTGGCGGCGGCGCACTTGTCGATCAGCGCGCGCAGGTTCGGCGGCTCCAGCAACTCGAGCTGGCCGGAGCGGTCCTTGGCCGGGACGCCGTAGGGGTTCACCGTGTGGCAGACGAAGGCGCGGTAGGACGATCCGTCCTCGGCCTTGATCTCGGCCAAGGTGACCACCTCGTCGACGATGCCGGGCAGTTCCGCCGCGGTCTTGGCGCCCTCGATCTGCGGCACGAAGACCTTGCGGTTGAAGTCGTCCAGGCGCTCGTCGAGGATGGCGACGAACACGACGTGCTTGCCGCGCGCGTGCTGCAGGTGGGTCAGCGCCCCGATGAGTTCCGAGCCGAGCAGGCCGTAGGCGCCCCGGGTGTCGGGCTTGCCGGTGCGCTCGCTGTAGGCCTGCGGCTGGGTCTTGGCCCAGACGAGCGCCAGGCGCGCGAGCACGGTGATGCTGTCGACGAAGTAGGTGTCGTACTTGGCCAGTTGCGCCGGGTCGCCGTAGCGCTCGCAGACGTGCCGGTAGTGCGCCTCGGAGAACGGCGCATCCGCGGGCAGCGCCGGGTTCGGGCCGGCGAGGAACACCACCAGGTCGCGAAACTCCGGCCAGGTGGTCGGGCGCACGCAGTCGCCGCGCCAGTCCTTGACGGCCAGATCCCCGGCCTCGAGGTCGACGAACAGGGTCGATCCTTCCGGCAGCGTCTTGAGCTGGCTGGTCTTGCCGATGCCGCTCTTGCCGAGCAGCACCAGCTTGACGCCCTGCTTCTCGCGCAGCCGCTGGTCGGCGGTGATGATGGGAAGGGCCATCACGCCACCTCCTTCAGCCGCTCCGCGACCGCCGGGTTCCAGAGGATCTGGTAGCCGCTGTGCCCGTTGCGGGAGTACGGCATCGCCTCGGCCCAGGCCTCGCCGGCCTCGGTCAGTTCCCACTCGTCGCGTTCGTTGCGCAACTGCAGGCCGTGCGCGGCCAGACGCTGGTTGGTGGCCTTGGCCGACAGGCCGAGCAGCCTGCCGAGCCGGGTGGCGTTGAGCGAGCAGATCGCCTCGTTCGCCGCAGTGTCCCGGGCAGGAAGGGCGCGGCGCAGCGTCTCGACCGCCAAGCCCGTGTTCTCCTGGATGCAGGTGAGCGTGGCCGCCATCGCGATGCCGGGTTTGACCCCCGGCACCTTGGCCACGGCCTCGCCGATCAGCAGCAGAGCGGCGACGCGGTCCTGGGTGGGTGCCGGCAGGGTCGGGCGTGCACTTGGCGCCGTGTAGCTGCCCGTCTTGCGGATCGCCGGCAGCACCTCGTGTGTCACCCAGCGCTTGAAGTGCTTGGCCTCGCGCTTGCGGCTACCCAGCACCAGGCTGTAGAGGCCGGGCTCGTTGACGACGTTGACCTGGTCATTGCCGCGCGAGATGCCCTGAATTGAGATCAGGGCTTGCTCGTCAGGGTCCAGTCGCGCCAGGGCGCGGGTGGTGTTCGGCAGTTCAAGAACCGCGCACACATCCGCCGCGACGAACCACGGTTCGCCTTGGGCATCCGTGACGACCCGGACCGGACGGCCTTCGAAATCAAACGGGATCAGTTCGGTGCTCATGGATCACTCCTCCGAGACGAGGGCCAGCCGGAACGTGGGCTTGCCGGGCTTGACGGTGCGGGCGGCCTCGAACCCGGCGCGCAGTGCCGGCGGCCAGTTGGAGAAGCGCGATTCCGAGACGGAGTACTCGACGTCCAGGTAGTCCTCGACCTTCTCGCCGGCGGCGGCGATGCGCCGGGCGATGGCGGCCAGTTGCGCCTGGTCCCAGGACACGCGCTTGGGTTGGTCGACGGTCACGCGCAGCGGGCCGTCCTGGAGATGGATGACGCCGAAGTCCTTGCCGGCCTCGAAGCGCGCGGCGCGGGCCTGCTCGCCGTAGGCGGCCTCCAGCGCGGCGTCGAACTTCGCGCGGGCCTGCTTGAGCCAGGCGAGCGCTTCGTCCAGGTTGCGGCTGATCTCCGCCTTCTGGGCAGGCGGCAGCGCGGCCAGCTGGCCGACGGACATCGCGGCGATGTCGGCGGGGTAGAGGGTGAGGTCGCTCATGGCCGCCGCCTCACTGGTATGCCCGTGCGAAGGTCGAGTAGCGCGAGACGCGCCGCTCGAAGGCCTCGACGTCACTGATCAGGTAGGTGACGCGCGAGCCGAGCTTGCAGAAGACCGGGCCGAGTTGTTCCTGGCGCCAACGGCGCAGGGTGTGGACGGACAACCGCCAGCGAGCGGCGAGTTCGAACTCGTTCAGAGCGATGGGGGTCGCATCCGGTGCCGATGCCGGGCGGGCGTCCCGGCCGGATTGAACACCGGATTGAACAGGTGCAGCGAGGATTTGCATGGCGAGGCTCCTTGTGTTTGGGAGCCTCTATTCCATGGGCCGGGGCTTTGGGCTTGGGCGCGAGTCTTTTAGGCGATGGCGCCGATGGGCCGCCCCCGCCCGGCCGGTAGTCGCTCGCCTAAGTCATTGATGCAACAGAATATCCGCTGCACATTTCGTTTATTGCGATTTCGTTTGTTTCGGTTATACTGCCCCTTGCTGCGAATCACCCCCTGCCTGGAGAGCCCCATGACGACCCCCGCCATCCCCAAGGCGCTGCCCTCGGCCGAGGACGTCGCGCTCGCCCGGGAGTCCGGGCGCGTGCTCTCGACGGTGCTGCAAACGCGCGCCGAGACCCAGCAGATCGACTTCCACGACGACAAGGGCGCGGTGCGCTCAGTGACGCTGCCGACCACGGCGCTGCGGTTGCTGCTGGACGTGCTGACCGAGATCGGCCAGGGCAATGCCGTCACCGTCATCCCCATCCACGCCGAGCTGACCACGCAGGAAGCGGCGGACCTGCTCAACGTCTCGCGGCCCTTCCTCGTGCAGTTGCTGGAAAAAGGCGAGATCCCGTTCCACAAGATCGGCACGCATCGTCGGGTGCGTTACCAGGACGTGATCGCCTACAAGCACCGGATCGATGCCGAGCGCCGCAAGGCCCTCGACGAACTGGCCGCGCAGGCCCAGGAACTCGGCATGGGGTACTGAGCGGATGAGCTCGCACTTCACCGTCGTCTACGACGCCTGCGTGCTCTATCCCGCGCCCCTGCGCGATCTGTTGATGCATCTGGCGCTGTCGGACCTGTACCGGGCGCGCTGGAGCGACAGGATTCACGACGAGTGGATGCGCAACGTGCTGGCCAGCCGTCCCGATCTGACTGCCGAGCAACTCGAGCGCACGCGGCGGCTGATGAACGCCCACGTCCGCGACTGCCTGGTCACCGGCTTCGAGTACCTGATTCCCTCGATCGAGTTGCCCGACCCCAGCGACCGCCATGTGGTGGCGGCCGCCATCCACGCCGGCGCCAGCCTCATCGTGACCTTCAACCTCAAGGACTTCCCGCCCGAGGCGCTCAAGCCCTACAACCTCGCGGCGCAGCATCCGGACGACTTCATCGTCGATCTGCTGGATCTGCACCCGGCCGGCGTGCTCGAAGCAGTCGCCCGCCACCGCCGCAGTCTGAAGAACCCGCCCAAGTCGGCGGACGACTACCTGGACACCCTGCTGGCGCAGGGGCTGACGCAATCGGTGGCGGTGATGCGCCCATGGGTCATGGCCATGTGAGGCACCGCGCTGTATCGGAGGGAGCATGGGCAAGAAGACCCTGACCAACGCACACTGTCTGCTGGAGCTGGTCGAGCGCGTGCCGGCATCAGTCCTCAAGCTGTTCGCCGGCCTGCCCGAGTGCCTGGGACTGCAGCGCGGGTTTGATTGGACGCAGCCCGACGAGGGGCTGAGCGCTGCCCTCATCGAGCACATCAAGCACCTGCGCAAGGAGCAGCGCGATCCGGCCGAGCGCGAAGCTTTGCGGGTGCTGCGCCTGAGCACCGTGCGCGGGGCCGCCATCCTCGCCACCGTCGCCGAGCAGCTCTACGACGAGGACCTGCTCGCACGGTTTCGTGCGCAAGAAGGCGGCGAGGTCGGTCGCGCGGTGTGGATGCGAACGCACAGCGAGGCCTCGATCAAGCTCTTCGACACTGCCGAGTCCATCGTCAACACCCAGGACCTGAAGGGGCTCAAACGCCTGCACGACGCGTTCGACGTGCCTGGCGAGGCGCCGCCCTTCCTGTGGAACGATGCGGTCAAGGACCGGCTGGAAGCGCAACTCACCGAGGCGATGCGGCTGGCCGAGCCCTGCGAGGTCATCCACGTGGCCATGGAGGAGCCGAACCGGCAAGGCCAGACCCAGGCGACACACTACCTCGTGGTGCGTTTCGCCGGCGATCAGGTGGCCGCGGTGGAGATGCGCAACCGCCAGCGCAAGAGCTTCTTCTACTTCCCGGCGCGCGACGCCACCCTCATCTACGCGCCTCATCGTGGGCTCGTCGAAGTCTTTGCCCCGACGCTGGGCACCCGTGCGCCGCTGGCCAACGTGCTGTCCCGTCACGGCTTCAAAGCCCCCTTGTCGAACCGTCCGCTGGACCGCTCGCGCTACGACCTGTCGCGCTTTGCGCGGCCACTGAAGGACACCAAGCCGCGCATCGACGGGGGTCGCATCGAGCGGCTGTATCTGACCGAAGCCAAGGCTTTGCTTGGGCATGCCACGGACGCCGTCACGCTGCACATCGACAGCGGCGCAGAACTGCACGAGGTGATCGACGAGCGCTGGGGCAACCACCCCTTCGCGCAGCCTGGTGCCTTGCTCGGTGTGACCCTGGTGGCCGAACTGGTGTTCGAGGGGGAGACGGCGGCCACCCCGCTGGCCATCGTGCTGGCCGAGCCCGGTCGCTGCAGCCTGGCTGGCGAGAAAGACCAACGCCTGCGCCGCGCCGGGATGCAACTGCTCGAGGCCCTGGGGGTGCGCAAACCGCTGCACCCGGGCTGCGGGCGGGACGATCCGAGCCTGATCGCGCAGGTGGCCCGGCTTCTGGAGAGCGCCAGCAGCCCGATGGACGGCTTCGCACTGCATAAGCTCGGCATCGACATCGAGCGGCTGCAGGACGAAGGCATCCTCATCGAAGGCGAGCGCATCGCCGAGCTGTCGGTCCCCGTCGACGAAGGCGAGCCGATGAAGGTGGTGCTCGAACGCTGCGCCGATGCCGACACCGTGCGCTACCGCGATCCTCTGACGGGCAACGACGTGGTCATGCCGGCCCGTCTCGCCCGGCGCTGGAAGGTGCAGCTGGACTGGTTGCGCGAGGAATTGATCACGGCGCTGGGATCGGCCTTGAAAGGACCCCGCAGTCGGCACTTCGACGACGAGCCGGTGTTCCTTGGCGAGATCGACATCGACGGCCATGCCGTGGCGCTGTACTTCGCCTCCAGGATGTCCCACGAGCGCGCGTACGCGAAAGTCGACGCTGCGCTGAGGCTTCGTCCGCGCCCGGTGGCGGGCGTGGTGTTGACGACGACCTCGACGCCGCTGCCATTCGCCGGCACCAATGTCGTCATTCCCATCGAGGATGTGCTCGCCGATGCGGGCAACGGCAGCGCCATCGACCTGGACCGGCTGAAGGTGGCCTATCGCCACGGGCAACTGGCGGCCATGGGCGGGTCGACGGTGACGCTCAAGGTCGCCCCCGATGGTCACGCGGCGACGCTGTACCTTCCGGGCAAGGCGCCGTGGCGGGTCACGGGCAAAGCAAGGATCGCCGTCTTGCAGCGGCTGGTGGAGGCCTGGGCCGCAGGAACGCCCCACGTCAACACGAAGGCGCTGATGGCCGGCACGGGCTGCACGTCTCCGGCCAACCTCTTCACCGGCAAGCACTCGCCCTGGCGCGACTATCTCGAAAGGGTCCCAGGCACGCGGGCGTGGCAGCTGACGCTGACCCCACTCGATCGAGTGATCGTCGATGACAGCGACACGCGCAGCGCTGCGATCGAAGCAGTCACCGAAGACGTCTGACCGCCGTTGAGGCGTCAGCGCGCCGCGCCGATTGATCGGCGTTGCGATCCGCTTCGGAAATCTGCGCACATCATCCCTGGCGGTTTCGATTCCCTGGAGCCGTCATGAGAAACCTCGAACTTGCATCTCCGGCAGAGATGAGCGCCAGCGCCCGTGCTGGCGAAATCACCACCATCCTTGCGGCCGCCATCGTCCGTACCCTCGGGTCTTCCGGGCTGGAACAGAGCGCGGTTCGCCTTGGCTTCTTGCCCGACCAGCGCGTTCATACAACCCCCTCTCAACAGGAGAAGTTGTGATGAACGAGAAACAAGCTTCCGTCGCGGCGCGGATCGCCGAGCTGAGTCACCTGCCGATGGCCGAACTCTGGGTGCTCTGGGATCGGTACTTCGAGCGGCGCCCGGAGTTTCCGAACCGCACCCATGTCGAATCCCGTATCGCCTACAAGCTGCAGGAAGAAGCCTTCGGCGGACTCGCACCCGAAACGCGCCAGCGCCTTGAGGCCATCGGCGCGAAGCACTCCAAGATCAAACTGCGCGCGCGCCCGCGTAAGTTCGACTTCGCACCGGGCACCGTGCTGCTACGCGAATGGGGCGAGCGCGAGCACCGGGTGACGGTTGACGCCGATGGTCACTTCGAATACGAAGGCCGCCGCTTCAAGAGCCTGACCGCCGTGGCGCGGCACATCACCGGCCAGCATTGGAGCGGCCCGCTGTTCTTCGGCCTGAAGGGAGGCGCCTGATGACGGAAATCGCCTCCACCAAGGCGCGCAAGCGCTGTGCGGTCTACTGCCGGGTGTCGTCGGACGAGCGGCTCGACCAGGAGTTCAACTCCATCGATGCGCAAAAGGAAGCCGGGCACGCCTTCATCGCCAGCCAGCGCGCCGAGGGATGGATTGCGGTGGCCGACGACTACGACGACCCCGGCTACTCCGGCGGCAACACCGAGCGCCCGGCCTTGAAGCGCCTGATGGCCGATATCCAGCGCGGGCTGATCGACATCGTGGTGGTCTACAAGATCGACCGCCTGACGAGGAGCCTGGCCGACTTCTCCAAGATGGTCGAGGTGTTCGAGCGCCACGGCGTGTCCTTCGTCTCGGTCACGCAGCAGTTCAACACCACGACCTCGATGGGGCGGCTCACGCTCAACATCCTGCTGTCCTTCGCCCAGTTCGAGCGCGAGGTCACGGGCGAGCGCATCCGCGACAAGATCGCCGCGGCCAAGAAGAAGGGGCTGTGGATGGGCGGTCTGCCGCCCCTGGGCTACGACGTGCACGACCGCCAACTCGTGGTCAACCCGGCCGAGGCGGCGGTGGTGCGCCGCATCTTCGAAGAAATGCTCACCATCGGCTCACCCACGCAGATCGCCGCGCGACTGACGGTCGACGGCATCACCACCAAGGCCTGGACGACCCAGGACGGCCGGGTGCGCACCGGCGCACGCATCGACAAGAAGTACCTTCACCACGTGCTGCGCAACCGCATCTACCTCGGCGAGATCTCCAACCGCGGCCAGTGGTACCCCGGCGTGCACGAGCCGATCATCAAGCGCGAGCTGTGGGACCAGGTCCACGCCGTGCTGGCCCGCGACAGCCACGCGCGCGGGGTGGAGACCAAGATCCGCTCGCGCAACGACGCGCTGCTGCGGGGGCTGCTGTACGCGCCGACGGGCGAACGCATGTACCCCACGTACTCGCGCAAGAACGGCCGCAAGTACCAGTACTACGTCTCCAAGTCCGAGAGCCGCTTCGGCGCGCCGGGCAAGAGCTACGAGCGCCTGCCCGCCCGCGAGATCGAGGCGGCGGTCGTGGCCCAGATCCGCACCGTGCTGACCAGCCCCGAATCCATCGCCGCCGTCGTGCGTCACATCCAACGCCAGGGCGCACCGATCGACGAGGCCACGGTCGTGATGGCGATGGGGCGCCTCAACGACGTGTGGGATCAGCTCTTCCCGGTTGAGCAGCACCGCATCGCCAACCTGATGATCGAGCGCATCGATCTCGTCCACACCGACGAGATGCAGGGCATCCGGGTGAAGTGGCGCGAACTGGGCTGGGACGCCTTGATCGGCGAGTTCGCGCCCAGGAGCATCGGCGCCGAGCTGCTGGAGGTCGAGGCATGAAGGACGGGACGCTCGAGACCTTCGTGCCGCTGACCCTGCGGCGGCGCGGCGTGCGCCGGCTGGTTCAGCACCAGGCCGAGGACCGGGACGCGCACGACAGCACGCTCATCGAAGGGATGGCACGGGCCTTCCACTGGCAACGGCTGCTGGACAGCGGCGCGATGCCCAGCGGCTCGGCCATCGCGCGTGCCGAAGGGCTGCACCACTCGGTGGTCAACGAGCTGCTGCGCCTGACGCTGCTCGCGCCCGACATCGTCGAGATGCTGATGGCCGGGCGGCAGCCACGCCGGATGAGCCTGATCTGGTTCCAGCGCCACCCGCTGCCGGTGGACTGGGCGGCCCAGCGCGAGATCGTGCGGCGCTTCGAGGAGAAAGCGTGAGCACGAAGCACCGGGGACGCATCGAGGGAGCGCCGGTCACCCAGAAACTGCCGACGCCGGCGGGCGGCGTGAAACTGGAAACCTTCGTGCCTTGGCGGCTGGTGCAGCGCGGCATCCGGCGCGCGGTGATCGCGCCGCCCGGCGCACCGAAAGGTGTGGAGGTTCACTCGACGTGGGCCGGCCCGGCGCGCACCGAGGCCAAGGACACGGCGTTGATACGCGCGCTCGGGCTGGCGCACCACTGGCAACGGCTGCTCCATGAGGGGCGGGTGGCGTCGGCGGCCGAGATCGCCCAGGCCGAAGGGCTGGATGTATCCAAAGTGCATCGCCTGATGCGGCTGACGCTGCTCGCGCCCGAGGTGATCGAGCGGCTGGTCGGATCGCCCGACCTCGCCGTCGAGAAGGTGCTGGGCCGCCCTTGGCCTTACGGCTGGCGCGAGCAGGTGCGGTTGCTTGACTGA